CTAAATACATACATAGAACTAGATGGCGAAGTTGTTTGGGGAAATAAAAAATAAGGAGGTGGAAGAATGGCAAATATGGTAAGACGTGATAAACAATCTGGTGTCATTTTTCTAAATAATAAAGCCTATTATAATAAAGGTAAAGTAAATGAAGCTGGAAGTTTGGTCTTTAAAAAATATATTCATTTCCTTAATGGAGGATTTTATATACCATATTCTGTAGGAGAACCTGATTATAAAGTAATAGTTACCTTTCATGATACAGTCTATAAAAATGGTAATGCTATTCTTGAAAATAGTAGGAATGATAACTATCTTCGTTTTGGAGTCTTCCAAAATGGTTATTATACATCGGACGGTAATAGACTTTATATTTTTGGTTCTTGGAGTGTTGGCGAACATACTATGATAATTAATGACAACGGTAAGAATAAACTAGATGGAGAAATAGTATGTAACTATAATACACCTTCATATTTTTATAGCTTAATAGGTATTGGATATGGAAATATTGAAAATGGTACTGCTGAACAAAAAATATCACCAAGTACATATCTATTAGACTTTAAGATTGAAAGTATTTCAACTGGTAATTTATATTGTCATTTAAAACCAGCTTTAATAAATAACATACCTTGTATGTATGATATAATAAATGATGTAGTATATTCAAGAGTAGGAATGGAAGTCTTTGACGAAATTCCTATTTAATGATAGATAAGGAGGTAATATACTTTGGGTAAAGTTGTTTTAACATATGAGCAACCTGGAGATATACATTCAGGTAAAAATAAAGTAGTTAGAGCCGGCGCTGGTGGTGGCGGAACTACTAACTACAATGATTTAGAGAATAAGCCTTCAATAAATGACGTTACTCTTGCGGGTAACAAAACATCTGCGGACTTGGGGTTACTTGATGTAGACCAGGGTACAGAGAATGAAGGCAAAGTAATGCAGGTCAACGCATCAGGTATGGTAGTGCCAGCTACATTACCTACTCCAACACCTTCCGCAGATGAAGTAAGCTATGATAGCACACCTTCTATTTTAAGTGGTGACAACGTAGAAGAGGCACTTGATAGTGTAGATAATAGATTCAGTCAGATAGGTAGATTACAATATCATTTACCTGAATGGACTAAGAAAATTAAATATATCAAAGTTGATACTATTAACAATTATGGTAGTGGTGCTTATTTTGGTGAAAAAGCAGATTTTGTAGATGTATATCCACCTGACAAAACCGTTTATAGTGAATATTTTCTCAATGATGTACAATATACTCTTGGATATAATACTTATAAGGCAGGTCCATTCTATTCATCATATCCTAGTCCAGTTCAATTATGTTGGACTTTTAATGATTTTATAGATATAGAAAAAACACCTTATCTATTACTTTATTCTAATAGTGGAAGTGGTGCCGAGTGGTCAAACCATAAACCAACTAGACTTAGATTTAAGTTCAGTGAAGATAACCAAATCTGGAATGAATTTACTGTAGATATAACCCAAATGCCAATTCATAGCGTAGGATTTTCAGGCGCTCCAAGTAACTACACGACATACTTCTATGTATATATAGACGTTAGAGAATTTGTTGGAACTGATTCTACTCTTATTGTAAATAATACTTGTAAAGAAATCAGCTATCAAGATTATCTAGCATTATCTGATGCAGAGAAGATGAATGGTACTGCTTACTATATTAACGACCTTGATATAGATAATGGTGAGCATAGATTGGATACAACCGAGAAAATGGTTGATATATGGTATGATGGTAGACCTATATACGAGAAGTTATTCATACTTGATGAGAGTGTAGATATTGGTGCTAGAGGGGGAGGTACTTTAATAACTGACCCTACAAGTTACAATTTTGATAATATTGTAAAATGTACTTGTATCTCTGGTAATTCAAGTGCGATATGCTACCCTGAAGCCTATATTGCTACAGACCCAGGAGTTCAGCCATTAGTGGCGATACAAGAATATCCATTTTTAGTTAAATATTTCATTCTTCAATATACAAAGACTAATGATGAACCACTTCCAGAAGGCGTTGGTCGTTCTGATGGCGGTCTTGCAGACCCTATTCATGTGTACAGCACTGAAGAACGATTTATAGGTAAGTGGATTGATGGTAAGAACATCTATGAAAAGACTTTTGATATTACAAGTTATGTAACACAAGGTGGCGGTAATTACGAAATGAATTTTACTTGTGACAATCTTATAGATGCTCATGGCTTTGTAAAAGGACAAGGTATTCAAAATACTGTAATGCCTATACCTTATTGTAGTGGTGACAGAAGCGGAGTTTTTGCTATCTATTATGAAACAACTGGTAAACTTCATTTTCATATAGTATCAATGGGTACTCTAAATGAAGGTTATATTACAGTACAATATACTAAACAAACAACATAAGGAGGAAATAACATGGCAGAAATAGTACAAAATAAAAAACAGCCTGGTGTTATCTTCTTAAAAGGAAAAGCTTATTATAATAAAGGCACTGTTGTAGAGGGTGGGGGCGAAGGTAAAACTTCGTCTCTCACTGTGATAGAAGATATTTATGAACATAGTGATGTTCTATATTTTGAGAACGACTCAAGATTTGAAATAACTTCTAATGAAAGACCTTTTAGTGTTCAAGATAAATTCCAATATGATGGACATGATATGTATAGTCCTCCAACAACTGGGGACAACCAATCAAGCTATACACGAATAAAGAATATTAGTGATAAACCTATTTATTTAAAAGTTCACTATATAGTAAGTTCAGAATCTGGTAACGACTGGTTATCAATTCTTATAAGAGATATACCAGAACAAAGCGATGATAACTATATGATAAATGTAAGTGGAGAAAATTCTGGTGATATAGAGCTTATTTCGCTTCCAGTAGACTATATCTTGGAAATGCGCTATAAAAAAGACCATAGTGCAACACGTGGACAAGATAGTGGTGGCTTTCTTTTCTATGAACTTGGAAAGGAGGAAGGATAATGTTTTTAAAGAATTTTACAAAAATGATATTTGCTATGAATTATAGCGATGATAATAGGGAACCGCAATACCGCACTTTTTCAAGGGTACAAAGTTTTGAAGGTCGACCATGGTCATTAACTGCAGACGCATATGGGTATATAAATGATGTACAAAACTATAAAATTATTTATAGTAGATTAGAATTGGGTACATCAAATACACCAGTAGAATACGACCAATATGCTATGGGGTCAATATTAGACCAAACAAATGATTTTGATACATACACAGTTAAGAAAACATATGGACTATATGAAGATGGGTCACTTGAGATTTTTTTCATTGTAACTTGCACACCTAAAACTGACCTTACAATAAAAGAAGTTGGCTTATCTAAGCCTATCTTTCAACATAATACTGAACAAGGTAGATTCCTTATCTATAGAGAGGTTTTAGAAACGCCAATACAACTGACAGTAGGTCAAGAAAGAAGTTTTGCAATAAAAATTAAATATGATTTTGCACAATAAAAAATGGGGAGCATTAAAGCTCCCCTTTATTTTTTTACCATGCTTTCTTAGTAGTTACAAATTCTTTCTGTGGGTGTAAGTAAGCCCAACCAAGACAAATTGCATCTGCAATATCATCATTAACATCTAAGTTATATTTACTCTTAACAAAAGCCATATCCGCAAGTTTCAAAGTATCTCTCTTTATTCCTCTACCTGTTTTAATACCACATAAGCTTCTCCAATGTGAAGCGGTAAATAAAGTATATTTAACACTAGGATTTATTCTGTGCATACCTAAAACAACAGATGCTTGTAAATAATGTAATACATTAAATACAGTTTGATTATGTGCCACATCATCTGGCATAACATCTTCTATGATTACTTCATCTATATTTTCTTTAACATATATATCCATAATCTTATCTGTTATCTTCTCTAATCTAACGAGAGAATCTTTTTCAGTAGCAGTAATACATTCATATCTAACTAAATTACCATCTTCAAATATTGCAATACCTGAAGATTTTGAACTTAAATCTAAAGCTAACAATTTCATAATTATATCCTTTCTAATGCTCTACTTGCATTAATACTCATTGTACCACCACCAAGAGGTAAAGTGATACTGTTAATAATGTAATCTCCATAAATACCAGAGGCTCTATCTTCTACAGTAATTCTTGTGTTTACATCAAGATGATATATAGGAATACAACTTATTGTTATACTTTCATTGTAGTTCGTATATTGATATAATAAATCTCTCATTGTTTCTTGTGCGGTGTAGCCATAAGTACACTCTGCTAAATCCTTGTAAAGAGCTTCACTTACATTACTATAGCTCTGTCCTTCCAGTTCACATCTATCAATAATCTTTCTACGTTTCTCAACATCATCAGCAATATTGATAATAATTGTGTCTGGTATATCTGTATTATATAATCTTTTAATCTTGTCTTGTTGATAAGAATATACTCTTGCATCTATTGCATCAATAGAACAGTCATATAATTCTTCTGAAGGTTCAAGATAATCAAAGAAGTAATTTAATTCATTAGGTTTATTAACTATATCCGCTTTAAACTTCTTCTGTCTAAAATCGTATATATCATCAAATAAATCTAACAGTTCTTGTTCATATACATCAGGTCTTATATGTTCTTTCTTTTTTGTTAGACCTTGTAAATATAATTCTGCTCGCCAGTCACTAGGTGTATAATTAGTGGCTATTGCACTTGTTATAATGGCGGACGCCCCTTCGTACCCAGCGTAGTTAGTAGGTAAAACAGCTATACCACCTCTGAGTGAACCTCCACTAACAACTGCCTTACTTCCATCAAAGCGGGAATCATTAGGAATGACCTCCCCATCCTCCGCTAATCTTAGTCTGCCTGTATATTCACCATCTTCATCTTTAAGGAAAACAACCTTATATGTATTCATAATTGTAGGCTTCTTCTTGATTGCCATATGATAATGAATACAAGTTTCTTTGTCATTCTTACCCCAAACATGGAAGTCATTCTTTATATTAGAATACTTAGGTGCATTACTATAACTTACAACTAAATCAACATCATCATCAAATGTATAAACAGACTTTGTATTTGTCTTAGTATCTAATTTATAATTAGTACCATCCATGATACATAATCCATTTTCATTTAATTCTACTTTTCTATTGTTATCTAGTCTATAAGCATCTGTTGGGTCATATGAATTATTTAAGTAGTTCTTTATTTCCTGGAAAATGAAATTACCTTGTTCATCAAAGAAATACTCAAAGTTACCAAGTGCTTTACATACCTTATCTAGTACGCTACATACGTTGTCTCCAATGTTGCTTACAAGTTTTCCAGGGTAAATAAAATCGGTGTAAACATAGCCGACATCGTCATTGAAGTCAAAACCTTTCCATTCACCTGGGTCAGTTAAAAGATTAGTATTGGTTGTATAAACTCCAGTGCTAGAATTATAATACAATGTATCATTTCCAATATATCTTACAATTTGCTTTATCTGTAATGGTAAGTCATTAATAATAATTTTGCTTAATGGGATACCACCATAATTGTGAACAAGAGTAAGGATAATATCATACATTCTTTGCGGGATTGCCTCTATACTTCCATCCTCCATCAGTTGGTCATACTCATGGAATGTAATAGATGTTGGTAGCCCACCTCCGCTTGTACCATTCAGTAAGCACATCTTATCTTGACAGCTTAAACTGATTGTTACACCAGTTAATGTATGGGAAATGTTAGGTTGAGTAATTAAGAAAATACCCTTTGGAAACCAAATAATATCATCATAATTACTATCTATATTATTTTTCTGTCCTACATATATTGCAACTCTCTTTTCTATTGATAACAGATTATCAATGTCGGTTAAATCATTCTCCGTCTCCTCTGCTAAGAATGTAAGGTTGCAAGTTCTTCTTACGGCGGAAGTACCTGTTATTGAGATACTACCTTGAGAGACTCTACCCTCAATTGAAGAAATTGGTTGTTCCTCTTTATCAAGAACAACCAATTTAACATATATAACCTTGTCATGGTCTAAATCTAATTTCTTTAAAAAATCCTTGTCCATTAAATCTCCTCCTCATGATTAGTATGATTTGTAATAGAGGTTAATTTAATATTATCTCCTATTCTACTTTCTAAATTAAGTAGATTATATTTCTTTAAGTTTTCTTCATTACATTCTGCCATTTCAGTAGCAACACCTGTGAATGAGAAAACTAAACGATTTAAGTTCTGCTGTGGTGATAATGAAATACCACTTAACTTAATAATCATATTTCCTTCAGTCTGAGATTTGTATAACTTAGGTTTGCCATCATAAAGGAAATTCATAACTGCATCCCTAAAGTATTTCTCATAAATGAAGTCATATTTGTCTATATCGTGTTCATTGTTATATTCATTAAATAAAGTAACAATGCTTGAATATTTATATACATCTGCTTTAGTAGCAAAGTATTCATCCATATTGAATGTAATTAAACCAGATATATTAAATGACTTGTAGTAAGTATCTCCATAGCGTCCAGTATAAGGGAACTTACCATTGATTGTAGGTGTTATACCCTCTGATGTATTAATCTTGTAACTGTCTGCGTTATTGTTAAGTGATACTCTTAACTGTTTGTTATCTGCACCCAATAGGAAAGTGTATTCAAATTCGCGGAGTGCGGGAAGGGCGTTAACCTTGAGTGGTCCTCTAGTACCGTCCGCAGTGATAGTTTGGATACCATATTTATACCAAACACCGCTTTCTATTGTGAAATCGCAAATAACATCTCTTTCATTTACTTTCTCGTTGTTTAATTCAATTCTCTTAATATCTGTCCAAGTTGTGAAGTTATCTCTACTTGACGCTCTTCTAACAACAAACTTTAAACTAGAAGTTGTGTCGTTAGGGTCATATACTTTAATACCAATGAATCCATAATCAGCCTCTTGTTCTGCTGTTATGTTATATATATTACTATCATTTTCTGCAAGAATTAGTTCAAATGGAATTACTTCACCAACACTGTATCTTACATCAGGTTTAAGTAAGATTGTATTTTGGTAACCATTGATTGTTTCATACATAAAGAAGATTAAATAGTTTGTGTTATTTAATGGTTCTATATGTGATGTGTATTCAATCTGATTTCTTGCTTTTGGATAACAAACTCCAGTATCTTCTAATAAATTATTAATATCAGATGCTTTATATAAAAGGATTCTATAACTATGTAAATTCTCTGTTGGGTCATCTACATTCTTATAGCTTCCGATAAAATCTAAGTTATCAACAATAGAAGGATTAGTCATATCATGATTTCCTTCATATTGTAGTGCGGGAATGGTGATTGTAGGTTCTCCAGTCGCCTTTACTATACATACAGTCGACCATTCTGAGAAGTCACCACCATGGATATTCAACCATGAAGACTGGGTTCCATCACTCTCAGAATATGCTACTGCACTTAATCTTAACTGCATGCAACATATCCAACCAGGAACCCAACCTTCTTCAAGCAAACCGCTTTTAATATCAACATAATATAAATTTTCAACACCTGACACCTGATGCTTTGGAACATTAAGAATGATTCCTGTAGCAGTGTAATAAGTGTCGCCATCTATTGTAACATTTGAAGCATTCTTTACAATAGTTGTACCAGTTGATTGCTTCTTAATAGAAACTTGCACATTATCAAAGTCACTATAAACATTAAACTTAGATAATGAAAAATACACTCTACAGCTAGAATTGTCCCCAGCGATAAAAGCGTCCATAGAACTCTCCACGATTGGTGGATAAATTGTTAAGCTAGCCATAGGTTCTTTCCTCCTTCTATTTCCTTGGTAATGCTCTTAATTGGTTCATCATAGCTTCAATGAATGAATTACCACCTTCAGCTATGTAATGTTCAAATCTTCTTTCTAAAACCTCCATTGAAAAGTCATCAATATAACCTAACTCGGTGAAATAATGAAATTTCTCTGTGATGTAGCCTTTAATATCGTCTCTGTCAGAAGCAACAAGCATTTTTAAAGTTTTATTATGTTCTTCTACAACTCCATCAAAGTGCTTTTGGATATCTGTGATTTTCCCAGCAGTATCCTTAATTAGCTGTTTAATTTCTTCTTCCTCTTTCACGGACTGAAAGGCTTGCTTATTTCTTCCCTTAAAGAAATCAATAAGCTCAAGTAATTCCTTTATTCCAAAGAGTAAGATTAATATAATGATAACAATGTTTGTTAGTCCTAACGATTCGAGTGCTTCTATCATTATATTTTCTCCTTTCTAGAATATTTAACTTCTTCTATATATATTACTGGGCAATCATGTTTGTTAACCTAATTTGCCCAAAAAAATAAGGGGATACCACAAAATGCGGTATCCCCCATCTATATATAAATTAATTACCTTTCTTGGTGATTATTTCTTTAATCTGGTCTATTAACTGTAGAATCTTGTCATATCCTATCATTGAACCCATCCAAATTAGGAATGCAGTGAAAATTATAACTACAATGTTGTCAAGGGTAAATGGAATGTCCTTTAGGATATATACACCTACTGAACCCAAAATACCAACAACAAAAGCACAAATGAATGCAACAAGATTTGTAGCATAGTTAATTTTACCGTTGTCACAGAACTTCTTGATAGCTTCTGTGAATAGTGTGCTTACTGCACAAAGTGCAATAATGAATCCTCCATAAAAAGCTAAACTCATATTATTCTTCCTCCTTATCTGTTTTAGGAGCAGACTCTTTAGCCTGCTCCTCTTTCATAAGTTTATATTGTTCATATGTGTCTATAATATCTCTGTAGAAATCTTTTACTACAAAGTAAATAGCTTCTGGTGGTAGCTTTGCATTATTAACTACCTCTAATAATTGATTCTTAAATTCTTCCATCCTTGTAATCTCCTTTTTTATTAAAATACAGTTGCTTCAGCTAATGGTAGGTTTCCGCCTCCACCACCACTACAGTACTCTGAGAATGGTACATAAGTTACTGAACCATCTGGGTTATATGTTCCTACGAAGAAGTCATCTGCCATTAGATAACCTTTGAATTTATTTCTAGCACCAGAATAGTTATGTAAGATAAGAGCATTACCTACACGGAAACCATCTGTTGCCATGATAATATCGTTGAAATGTCTAGGTGCGCCATACTGTTCTTGGTCAACGTAGTTAGCAAGTACATCAGCATCTCTGAATGTCCAGTTATTACGCTTTGTTCTTGACATATATAAGAATGATTCATTTCTTGTACCACCCTTATCTACACAAGCGGAAGTCCAATAATAACCTTTTTGGAAGTCACCAAGTCTAAGTTTACCTTCATCAGAGTCAACCATGAACATATATCCAAGACGGATACCATTTGTACCAATGTAGATATTCTTTCTACTAAATACACCAGTATCTAGTTTAGCATATCTACAATCAGGGTCATTGTAACCATAGTACATATAAGTATTACCATTCTTAGCATCTATAGTCCAAAACTCATTCTCAAGGTCACCTAACTTAACAAGACCTTTCTTAGCACTTACTTCAAACTGGTTACCAAGCATGATACCATCCGTACCAAGATAAACTGTATCTTTTTGAAGATTGCTTTCAAGTTTACCAAGGTTAGGCTCATCTATCTTGCCATAGTATAAATAAGAACCATAGTTATCACCATTGACTTTCCAGTGTTTACCAAGTATATTACCTAGTTCAATAACACCCTCATTATCAACCTTAAACTTCTTACCAAGGCTGATACCGTCAGTACCAATATATACTGACTTATCAGGGTTATTCATCTTCTCATTATTATCATTGTATGCGGGAACCCTCTCAAGGAACCTTTCAGTCGCATAAGCTATATAACTTCTCTTATTGTACTTGAAGAACTGCTCAGGTACGAAAGCTGTAGACTCTTCAAGCTTAGTGTATACCCATTCATGCTCTTCCGCATCATAAGTTCTAGAATAGTATCTATCATAATGCTCTACCCAATCATCAGGTTGTGTATATAACATTACATAGTCATCACTATCTATCTTCCAATGCGCACCAGATAAATTACCTAGCTCTAATGTACCTTTATTATCAGCACGGAATTTCTTACCGATACTAATACCATCTGGACCGATATAAGTAGCCTTATCTTTACTATTACCAAGCCACATACCAGTTTGTTCATCATATGTAGCAAGTGTAGCAAGTTTAGGGTCACTAGCATAGCCGTTACCCTTTGAATTAAGAACTACCTTTAAATCCTCTGCATAAAGTTCATATTTACCAATTCTCCAGCCCGCTAAGTCGCCATCAGTGTCCTTACCAGAACCACCGACATGCATTGTACCTTCTGAATCAACCCAGAAGTTACCATTACCCCAACGTATCTCAGGAGTAGTTAAATCTATCTTCATACCTTCACCAGACTCGTGAGTTCCCTCTGGGTCTAGATAGAAGTTACCAGAATATAGCTCAGCTCTATCATTAGTAGGGTCAATAATAAACTGACCTTTACCGCTCATACCAAAAGAAGACTTACCTGTTAAAGCGTTTAAGAATAATGATTGTCTACCGCTAGAGTAACCAAATAAACCAACGTCTGATTTATTGCTCTGTTTGCGGATACCCATTACCATACCAGTAAAGGTGTTATCTACATTCTTAACACCTGCACCTACCTGAGGTGCTAGAAGATACTCGTCATTCTCTCCAGTATATAATTTATTTCCATCCCATCCATTGATATTAGACATCTCATAAGTGTTATATCTAAATAAGATAGGCTTAATATGTATAATATAAGAAAGTGATTCCGCTAACTCTAATTGAGCGTTAATAGCTTCAATTTTTTCTTCATTCTTTGCAATCTCACTATTATTATTTTCCTTTTTAGAATCATAATAATTTAATCTGAAATCACAAATTTTTTCATTATCCAGATATTCTTTAAGCAATTCATAAAAATTATTTAGAACTGAATTAAGACCTTCAACCGAGATAATACCATACTGAGGGTCAGTATAGTAATTAAAGTAGTTAGTTACATTAGCGCATATACTATGTAGGTCATTGTTCGCATATGTTGGGTCTAAGAAACCAGCGGTATCTAAGCTCTCCACAAACGCCGCATTCTGTTCATAGTAAGTTGCTAAATCTTCACAATCTCCTAAACTATCTTTTCTATTGTTATATAAACCAGCATTTGTATTATAGTCTGTTACCAATAGAGAAAGAGCATTGAATACACCAAATCCATATGTCTGTTTAATCTGTTCTACATTAGTGATTGTAATACTTGTAATATTACTTAATTCATAAGTAGTAAATCCAGCTTTCCAAAGTTCGTTTCTTAGTGCATCAATTTCTGCATTACTGCTTGTTGCTATTGTTTCATAATCAAATAACTCTTTCATACCTTCTTTAGTAGAGCAGAACTCAACTATCTCGGCAAGTTTATCTTTACCAATAGACAAGTAATTATTTATCTCAAGCTTGACATTTAAGAAGTCTGTAATTGTTTCATCAGCGAGTGCATTAACCCATGCATCATATTTGTAGAGAGCGGAAACCGTCTCTAATGACGCCTTTTCTGTATCTATAAATGAGTTGTCTGCCTGTAACTGCTCGATTGTGTCTTCACAAGCTTGTTTATCATTTTCCAATTCACTAATCTTACCTTGACCAACTACTAACTTAACTTTTACAAAGTTATTAGTTACACCATTATCATATTTAGTGATTGGTTTTATACTACAAGTTTTATCATCATCTGTACTTAATATATTTAAGTTTTCTGATGCGTACCATTTATAATCATAATAATCTTTTACATCATTAACATAAAGACCATCAATACACTCAAATGGAGTATTGTTGTTATATTTAGGATTTGTTCCGTCTGTTGCATAAAGCACAGAATCAAAACCACCTTCAATAACAGGCTTAGCTGTCATATTAAGATAAGATATATCATTAAGTCTTGTAATTTCAATAGGATAATATACATAAAGCTCTTCGCTTGTATCTCCTATTGCAGCACTATCATTACCTACAAGAAGTTTTAATTTAACTATATTAGTGCTTTCTTCTGTTGCATCTTCCCAATTAGAGGCTACTGTAAGTTTACCATCTGTCATATTGAAGAATGGGTTAGTACCTAGAGGGTCTAACATTTCCCAACCGCCAATAGCAAAATCAGTTGTTGGTTCACCATCTTTAAATACACTGAAAGTAAAGTTTACATCACCAAAAGGAATGTAAGAAGCTGTTTCATAGTCATATTTATACCAAGTATCATTTGCAACATAGCATAGTCTTAATTTGCGGGAAAGGCCCCTAGGGTCTCCCTCACCATAAGTGTAACCCTGGTATTTAAGAACAGCGGCGTATTTAGAACCATTGGTTCCGTTCATACCATCCTTTAAGAACTTTGCGGAAGCTGTTGCATACATAATTGTCTTATTAAAATCAATCTTTAATAAAACATCATTATTAGCATACTCAGCATGGTAACTTGGCTTAATATCATAAATAATATCGAGTCTACCATTACCATCAATATAGTAGTAGTCAGCATCTTCTCTGGTTACCATAGCAAGAATTGAACTATCAAATCTCATCATTGAGTGCTTTGGTAAACTCCAAGTTGTTTTACAGAAACGATATTCTGTCTCTGATAACTCACTACCATCTAATTTATAAACCTTGAAGTTAAAAGGTTTTACGCTATCGATAGCAGAAGATGCAGGACCATCATAGTTCGCAACTCTAGGTGAGTCACCGTCCGCATCATATTTATATATAACATCATTATTCTCAATAACAACATTATACATACTATTTGTCATTGATGTTAATAATATCTTCTTTGTACCAAGTATTTTTCTACTTTCGCCTGGCTTAGTAGAATATACAGTACAACTAATGATATTCATATTATCTTCAATGAAAGAAGCTGGGAATACTATTTGAGTTAAATACTTGTCCCCATCTTGTTCATTTATCTTGATAATATCATAAAAATCATTATCTAACATCTCCCCAGCCTTGTTATATCTAGCCCAATTGTAGGTTAGAGCAGCGCTAGGGTCCTTTTCCGCATACTCAACTTCGCAGAAAAGATTTATATCACCAGTATCCTTAATGAATACATTATCAGTCTTATCTGAATATAAATTGATAACTATTGGACTATCTAGGTTCTCAATTAATATAGTTTGTGATGAATAATCATCACCATCTACAATAACACACTTATATTGTGTTGAAGTAACTACCTCATTCTTTAATACTTCAATTTCCTGGATTTTTGTATTATAATTGAATGATGTTGTGCCATCATCATTAGTAATTACGTTTTCTTTTGGGTTTAAACACTTCCAACCAACTCCGCCTTGTGAAGTCCATTCAGAAGAGTTTAATGTAACTGAAGAATCTTCAATAAACCAATAAATATCTTTACCATCTAACTTACTTACATTACCATTAATATATAATGTAGGTGTAATAGTTTTCTTTACGCTTACATCCTTTAGGAAGAATCTGCCCTCACTTGCATGAAGGTTAATGTATCTACCCGTCTTAGCTTCTTCTGGAACTGCCTCTACTACATAAAGACCTAAATCCTTCATGAAGATATCATCAGGGATAGTAGGGTCTCCATTTTGCACGAAGTCAGTAACGAAAGCTGTAACCGCAGGTTCATAAGCATCATCATACTTTACACCATCAGGTAATGTAAAATATAGATATTGGTTAGTCCACTCATTAAGAGCATATGGATTACCAATAATATTTCTAATATCAAAAGTAAAAGTTCTTGAAGTATGTATTTGCTCACCGGCTTCGTTTAACTCTATTGTTGGAATATATAAAGTTAAACCATAATTACCAGCAACTCTTTGTCTTACATCAGTAATATCTGTTTTTACTTTTATATTAAGACCAAAAGTTCTATAACCATCTTTAAGATAGTTATTAATTAACTCTGCAAAATTAGCCTTTTCTACTTCTACAACTTTAGTTTCTGTTCTATATGTACATAATGATATTCTATCTGATGTCTCAAGTAGACTATCACTAATAACAAAATAATCATCATTATCTTCGGAAGTAGTATATAAACTAGATGAAGGTGTAACCGCACTTACTATGAACTTGGTTTTAGTTAAGTCACCATCTGGAACTAATATATAAACTATTTCACCAATAGAAAAAGTAAGTGAAGGATTAGTTGAATAAGCATTAATGATATTGTCTAAATATTTAATGCTATATAAACCTACACTCGCGTCATCTAGCGCAATGACCTCACCCTCGACCATAAGGGGAGACTTTACCTTCTTTGCAGAAGAATCCGCTAATGAGCCAATGGCTTCAAGTAAGCTATTCTGTAATTCACTCACTTTATTTTCCTCCTTTTTAATCTCTATACAATATATCAATTTAGTCTAATAGGGTTTAAGCTAATTTAACCAAAAAAATAAAGGGGATAGATTTCTCTATCCCCAGTATTTCTATTTCTTGTTTATGTATTGAGCAGCTAAGTTTGGAAGTGAAAGGATTGCTTGACGTATCTCATTTACATCGTTAGCATTAGGGAATTCAGCGGTAATGTTGAATGTATTTCCACCAACTGAACTTGAACTATTTGTAATAGCACCAAATCCAGCAGTTCCAACGATACCATCAGCAAATGCTAATTGCATCATACTTTCAACATCACTCTTTGAAATACCTCTTAATATATCAACAAGTGAAAGCATATTAGAAGTATCTTCCTTGTTTAATACTAACTCTTTCTCATCAAGAATAGCAAGTCTACCATCAGAACCCCAGGCGCCAGTATAGCCACCTGTATCGAATTGCTTAATTTTATAAAAATTATTCTGAAGTGGTCTTTTATTACTACTAATGGTATCAAATAGGTTAGTTGCTACCGCTGTAGCTGCCACATCTTCATAATGTTGATTTAACCAAGCAACTTGTTCAGCTTCTGACATATTTCTAAAATCTTCTTTAGTCATTCCAAGATAATCTTTTCTAAGAACGTTATCACTAAAGTAATTATCAAGAATTTGTTCTGTACCAATAGCTTCCCAATTACCTTTCTCTACATTCCAAGCACCAATCTGTCCTTCTCTATAGTTTTCAAATCTTATATTATTATCAGTTCCATAAGGATTAGTATTATCTTTATCTTTGTTTCCAGGTCCTTTAGGTACGCTAAGTGCAAGGTCTATATCAAGATTTTGCATCTCGTTAATTATCTGTGCAAGGTCAGCTAATTCTTGACGAACTGTTCCGACCGTATGCAGATAATTTTCAAGCTCTTCGTAAGCGGTATGAGTATCTTCAGCAACATTCATCCATTCATCTTGCATATTCTCAAACACTTCTAGAGCATTTGCAAGGTCGCTTTCAATAGTCTCAACAAGAATAGCTGTTTGGTCATTAAGAAGTTCAGTTCTTAATGTAGCCTCCGCAATCTGACCTGAGATACCAGCCTCACCAAAGTCCATACCAGCCTTTTCGGCTAGGATATCTAGGAAGGCACCATAGTCAACTAATGCATCTTGACATTGACCAAGAGCAGAAAGAATATTAGTTCTAACACTATCTTCGTCATCACTATTCCATTGTCTAATGATTTCTGCGGAAAGGGTCGTCCAGCTCTCCAGACTTCTAGCGTTAGTAGCTTCAGCCTCGTCAGCGAGTAAGTTATATACCTCATCAGTACTGTAGTATACATCTTGCATACTATCGATTTGGTTCTGTCTTAACTCATCTAGAAGGGCTTTCTCCTCAGTAGTCATCTGTTCATATGCAGCTTGGTCAACATTGTATGCAGTTACGACTGACATTGCTGTTTCCTCGTTAAGCATTCTCTCTTGCTCGGCAGCCATCTGCTTATGCTGGGTGATAATACCTTCAGGACCCCAATATGTTTCTTCAATAGTTCTTATCTTTTCATCTATTAAAGCAATTTCCTCTTCTGAAGCTCCAACTTTTTCAAGTTCAAGTTTCTTGATAGATTCAAGTGCTTCGCTAGTGTCAGATATAATTGAAGCTTGCATATCTTCCCAAGACTTCTTAGCAAACTCATAAGCTTCATGTTGTGCATCTAATAATGCTTGCTGTTTAGCAAGTACATCATCCTCATCAGCAACATACTGATAACTCCAGTTACCATCAGTACCTCTAGTAACCTTCATTGTATTCTTAGCGTTCTGTGCGTCATCTAATGCAGCCTGAGCCTTAGCTACTGCTAGTCTCTTCTCCGCAAGAGTAATGTCATACTCACTAAGTTTTTCTTTCTCTCTTAATGAATCAAGTTGAGTATTCATAAGTTCATTAAGCATCTTCTGACTCTTGTTAGAATCAGCTTTGTCAATAGCTTCTTTCCACTTATTCTCCATAGTTTCTAGCTCATAGATACGCTCAACATCATCATAGTAACCATCCGCGGACTTCTTTGCTAAATCCCATTGTTCTTTCATCCAACTAAATGTATTGTTATTAGTCATTGTCTTTTCAAGCTTGTTGAAAATACTTTCTACTGTGTTAGAATATTCATTCTTTAACATTTCGATATGCTTAATGACTAAATCATTTAATTGATTTTGTTTATCAATCCATAAGTCATAGTATTTAGCTTTATCTTGTGAGCCTTCGTCAGCCTCTTCATAAAGCTTCTTCCACATCTCTGTTTGCTGTCTTAATGAGTCAACTTCTTGTTCAGAGTTCACTCTTTGTGCAGTATAGAACTGGTCCATTAGGTCATATTCCTGCTTACCATAGATAAGCTGGATTAACTGACTCTGGAACTCTAACTTCTGGTTGATTAAATCATACTCTTTAATAAGCTTTTCAAGTTTAGCAGAACCTTGGTCAATAGTAGCTAGGTAGTTCTCCCAAGCTTCTTGATATAGGTTGTATACTTCTTGGATATTGTTTCTGTAGTCAGTAGCTAGCTCTTTAACCTTCTCTCTACCTTCCGCAATACTATGGATTAACTTACCAGTTCCACCAGCAGCTATTGCATCCATATCAGCTTCAATATCTCGGATTGCTTTTATATTAGTATCAAGAGTTCCGCCGGCTCTAGTATAAGTATCAAAGTCTTTCTTACCAACTGCATTCTTTTTACTAATATCTTCAAACTCTAAAGTGAAATCTCTCTGTATATCTCTAAAGAAGTCGTTCCACTGTCTCTCAGCCTCAGAGAGGTCTAAATTAACCTGGATATCTGTCTCCCAAGCCTGCATGTTATTATCTATAACAGCATCTTCAATCTCTCTTAACTTCTTCTCATTATCTACCATTTCTGAATAGAATAATGTATCATATCTTTCAAGATTTTTCTTTATTTTCTCATACTTCTTCTGTGCAGCATTATAACTATCTTCGTCATAACCACCTTGGTTAAACTTATCAGTTATTGCTTGCATATCTTGAAGCATCTGCTGAGTTTGTGCTTTATAGTTTGTTATCTGACCTTCTGAGTCGAATAAGAACCCTGAATCACCAAGCTTTTTGCGTAGTTCTTCAGCTTCTTTTTCTTGTTCCTTACCAAGAGCAACATAAGTCTCCTTCTGTTTTTCAAGAAGTTTATTCTCATTCTGTAGACTCTTGATAAGTTCAGGACCATGAAGGTGTTCCTGTGCTTCATCAAGTCTCTCAATTGCTTGAGTAACTTTATCTATTGCCTTCTTTAAATCCCAATATCTATCGAACTCATCGTCATATTCTTTCTTTTCTTCTTTATTCTTCTTTGACTTACTATTTTCATCTTCATAGTATGTCATAGCGTCAAGCATCTTTAACCTATTTTCAGTGGCTTTGATGAATTCAGCTTCATCCTTTGAGATGTTACCAAGGTCAACTCCAGCAGCCTTAGCTAATGCAGATGCATACTCAGTAAATGCTACAGTACCTTGTTGTGCTGCGGCAGATGCCTCAGCAACATCTATCGAAAGACCTTTTTGAGCATTGCCTAATTGATAAGATAAGTCAATAGCTTTTTTCTGTGATAGACCAGCTAGGTCTGTAATCATCTGTGAAAGAACTTCTTCCTTCATGTAAGCTTTCTGGATGTCCATTAAGCTTTCGTATGTCTGACCATTTATTGCTAATTGGTCGCCCTGGAATTCAAGACTAGCTACAAATGCATTATCCATAGTTAATAATGTTTGGACATTATCAACTGAAAGCTTATTGTTATCATTGTAGTCTTTTACAATATTAACAAGTCCTTGATACTGTGATTGTAAGTGGTCTACATCATTAGCAGTCTGCTTATATGCAGCATTAACTGACTCTTTAGTCTTTTTATAATCTAGCTCTGCCTTCTTTAATTCATCAACTTTCTTTTTATATCTAAGTATTGATTTTTCATTTTCTTTTATTTCTTTTTGACTTAAATTAGATTTATTGCCAGTTACTTTATAATCATTAAGTACATAATCTTCCCAACTATCTCCTTGATAATTAAGTTGTCCTTTTTCAAGTTGACTTTTAATTATTTCAAGGTCTTGCTTTTGTTTATCAGTGAGACTGTCTGTCTTTCCTTCTTTTGAAGCTCTAGCTATTTCTGCAATATCTTCAGGTGTAATATTTTCTAATAAATCTGCTTGTGACCACATATTACCATATGCATCATAATTATAAACATTTCTACTATTATTCTTTAGATGTTGTATAAATACAGATTGTATATCTTCAGCGGAAAGAGTTTTCTCAATTCCGCCATATTCACTCTGTTTATCTTCAGCTTCTTTTAGAAGTCTATTTGCCTCTTCTAAAGCTTCTTTTCTAGCTTGTTCTTGATTCTGCGCATCAAATATCTGTGCTGTTAATAATGAAGCAGTTTGAGTACCAACGTCCGCACTAGAGAACTGGTCTTGTGACATATTGCCAATATTTCCGTTAGAAAAAATTTGTGCAATAGTGTCTTCACTTATTGTTCCATCTTTTACAAGCTGAGCAAGTCCAGACTCAATGCCCATTCTTACTGGGTTCTTTTCAAAGTAGCCTCTAAATTCATCATACTCTTTTAGTATTTCTTCTAGAGACTCTTTTGATTCAATAACTCCATCTGATAAAGCATCTGATACATATTGTATCATAGCAGTGTCAGCATCTTTTAATATATCATTAACCTCATCAGCAGAAATTTTAGCTTCATCAGCTATCTGCTGTGAAATACCATACTTTTGAGCATATGATGAAAGCTCTTCATCCTTTAGCATTTGAGAATTGAACTCATCATAGAATTCTTTCTCATCATAACCAATAGAAGCAAAGAAATCAGAATTATTTGTCCAAGCATTTTTTAAAGCTTCAACATATGCAGCCTGTGAGGTGATAGCACCGTTGTCCATATCCAAACCGATATTAGACATCTGTGCGGCAGCCTGTGATGCATATTCAGCTCTTATAACATCTACTTGTTCACCTAATACTTCTAATTGTCTAAGATACTCTTTAGACTCTTTACTGTCAGGGTTTTTTAGAACAGATTCTTGAATTTCATCATAGTTAAGTGCTAAATTAGTTGCGTCACTAGCACTTACTGACTTCTTCTTGTTAGGAATAAGTCCAAAGAAACTGCTGTTCTTTTTATTGTAAAGTTTTGCTTCAGCTTTAGCTGATTCTTTAGCTCTTTCAACCGCCATTTTTGAATCAGCGATTGCTTGCTCATTTTTCTTCTTTGAGTTTTCTTCAAGAAGGTCGTTTAAGTTTTCATAACTTCCGCACAATGCTCTAACAGCTAAATCTTCTTGACCATATTGAATACATAAATCATAGGTTTTGTCTATAACATCTTGTTTTGTTATAGAACCATCTTCTAATTGTTTCTGTAATTCGTCATAGCCTTCTTCAATTTGTCTTAAAGCTTCAGCTTCTTCATTACTCTTTGAAGATTGTTCAGTAGCTCTTTTAAGTTCCTCTTTTGCTTTTTCAGCCTTCTTCTCAAGTTTCTTGATTTCATGCTGATTAATAGCATTTAAAAAACCAGCTACAACTGCGGCACCTATTGCGACAGCTAAGATAGGACCTAACGCAGAAGCTACCGTAGCACCTATTTTAGCACCGATACCCTTCTTTGCCACTTCTTTAGCAGCACCTTTAGCACTTCCTTCAACAGCGCCATTTGCAGCGCCTTGCATTTGTTTCATCTCCCGTGTAAAGTTAACAAGACTAACAACAGAAGGTAAAACTTGTGCCATAAGCACCATAGATAACTTACCAATCTTTTCTCCTATTGAATCAGTATCATCAGAGATAATAGCTGTAATAGAACCAATAGAAGAATAAAGACCTGCAGCAGTTGCTAAAGCATTTACCGTAAGGTCTGTTGCGTTATATATATCAAGTTTATCTTTTCTTTGATTTTCAATTTCTTCTACAATGCCAGACTCTTCATCATGTATAAAAGCTGCTTTTCTAGCCTCTATGTCAAGTTTTTCTTCCATAGATTGAGTTAGTTTAGCACTCTTCTCAATATATGTAGCCTTTTCTTTTTCAGCACTAGCTATCTGAGTGTCAATCTCAGCTATTTGTTTATCAAGGTCTAATTCCTCAGTTTTCTTTCTTATCTGGTCACCGCTAAGGTTTGTATTTCCAAATAAACTTGTTTGTAACTCTCTTTGTGCTTGAGTTAGCTGAGGTGCGTTAGGAGCTTTTGCTTTTCTTAAATCTTTTTCATCTGCAAGTTGAAGTAAAGCGGCTTTTCTTTCACTTAAGGTATCTCTTCGAGTTTGTAAATCTTGTATTTTATATCCTAGATTTGATAAACGATTGTCTCTAGCTTCTGTTACACTCTTCTTAAGAGCAGATAAGTCATTTGTATCTAATAGAGTTCCAGCCTCTTTGAAGCCTGAAGCCATATTTGATGCACGATTAGCATCACCAAACATTTTCTTATACTCATCACTAGTCAATGCACCAAGTAGTTCTTGCTGACTTTGTGCAGCTGCACCTGACTTTAGAGATAAGGCTTCACCACGTTTCTTAAATGCGTCATATTCTTCTTGAGACATGAAAGCTTCTGCGTGGTTCTCATTTAAAGTATTTATAATAGAAGCTCTTTGCTGATATACTGCGTTCATGACAGGGTCATCGTTCATTAATCCACCTATACTCTGCGCGAAACCAGCTTGAGCAGACATTAAGTTCTTATTTGTAAAGAAATTCTTTATATTACCAACAGTAGAAGTAATACCACCAGCAATTTGGGTTTTAAACATAGGCGCAAACATAGCCATCATACCCATGATACCATTTAATCCGCCACCAAATGTTTCAAAGAAAGTATTAAGTGTTTCTGTTAGTGTTGTAACAGTATCTATTAAATCTTTAAAACTATCTGTATCTATTAAAGTATTGAACACTTCTTCTTTAGCTGTTTCTAAAGTTTTTAGATGAGCTTCAAGACTATCCATATAGATATTCTGTTGTTTCTGTAATGTACCAAGAGCGTTCTGAGATGTATTTAAAGCCTTTGAATACATATCCCAGTTCTCGAATAAAGCCATTAAGTTGTTGTACTGACGAGTACCAGCCATGGCTTGAGCAAGCGATACTTGTTGCTCTTTATTCATATATTGCCATTTCTGACCAATCTCTTCCATAACATCGCCCATATCACGGAGATGTCCTGTCTGGTCAAGTACAGAAATGCCAAAGTTATTCATTTTCTCTGTGTATGATGTAAGAGTATTACCCTCTTCATCCATACCACCAGCCTCGATAGTAGACATACGAGCATAAATAGTCTTTAATGCTGTACCTACTGATTCTGGAGCTTGACGAGTAACTGATATGATAGTTGCGATTTGAGCATTTAATTGGTCAAAGTCTACACCCATTGTGTTAGCGGCAGATGCTACCTTTGACATACCTGTAGAAAGCTCTTCTAGGTTAGATGCTGTAGTAGCTGCAACGGCTGCTAACTTATCTACAGCGGCTTCTGTCTCATCGGCAACTAATTTATAACCATTCCATACAGCAGTTAATTCTTGAGATACTGCGTCTGTAGACTGTCCAGTAACGTTAGCCGCTTTTAGAGTGGTTTCTGTTCTCGCTTTAACTTCATTTTCTGATAGACCCTGTTGATAGTAGATTAATGAGGCATTAGTGTAGTCTGTTGTTGATTTACCAAGAGACTTAGCAGCTGAAGCAGCTTCTTTAGAGAATCTTGCCATTTCATCTGCGGACTTGCCTGTTACTATTCTAATATCATTTAAAGAGCTATCAAGGGACTTAGCAAATCCAATTGCTTGCTGGAAACTACCAGTAAAAGCATTTTGAATCATACCAGCTAAGTTATATCTGAATACGTTAGTAAATGTTCTTTGGAATTCTTGTATAAACTTAGGTGTTTGTCTTAACTGAATATTTGCATCTAATACATCTTTAGCAATATGATTAAATACAGTTTGACCATCACCATACATGGCGTTAAGAGAAGTTCTTAGTTGGTCAACAGTTAATTTACTTTTCTTTAATTCATTAACAAACTTACCTGAATCAAACTTGCCTAATGTAAAATTGGCACTCTTATCAAAGGCATTAGTTAAAGCACTTATTTGTTTAGTATAATCGCCTTTTCCAAGTAGCTTAAATTCATTAGCTATGTCCTGTACTGTCTGTAAGTCTTGTTTTACTTTCTTAAGACCTGAATCATCGACAGAGTAGCCAACCTTAATGGTATATTGCTTATCAGCCATATTCCTTTTTCCTCCTTATTTTATTTTTCTATATAAACAAAAAATAGGCTTCACCATAATATATATTATAGTAAAGCCTATCATTTTAATGTATTTTGCCCATACTTTTTTATTCAGTTGTTTTTGCACCAAGAGAAAGACCATTTGCCTTAGCAAATGCAATTACATTAGAATATTTATCTGTATCAAGGTCTTTTAATTCTTCATTTACTTTATCTAACACCTCTGGAAGTGCGGAAATGGCGCTTCCAATAACCCCAGCGATGCTCTTAGCGTATGCTTCACGCTTACCTACTTCCTTCTCTACATAGTTGAAGAGTGTGCTAAATTCCTTCTCTGGAATCGCCTTAATAACTGCATCAATCACACCGTCCGCAATTAACTTATCATAAAGGTCTGCTGGATTCTTCTGCTCTTCCTCACCAAACTTAATATCTGTATATTTAAGAATGATATTAAGATTGAAGAATAGGTCTAAAAGAATTTCTGAAATTAGACCAGTACCCTCCTCTGTAGCCTCATTCACTGTAGTCATGATAAAAGAATACTTCTCGTCTGTTGGAAGAAATTCCTTTACATTAATTGTATCTCCATTAACTGTAATCTGTGACATTATAAGTCCTCCTTTTATTTCTTAATTATATTATACCAAAATTTTTGGTAGTTGTCAATCTTTTTCGTCTTTCATTGAATAAGTATTTAGTGCATTTTTCATCAATGATACTTCAACATGAGTATCGGCTAAATATTTTACTATGGAAGATATACGGACGTCCGCCTCTTCAACATCTCTCCTATTCTCCTTACCATGCCATGTATTTCTAATAGTAGGAAGTGTTTTTTTGTTTCCAATTTTGAAATCAAAAACTTCAAATAGTCCATCTATATCATTCTTTTTTTCAATATTCTTACTTACTAACTGCTTAAACATATCTTGTATATTAATAATTTTATATTTTCTATTCTTATCTATAGTAGATGTATCATTAACTACAAAATATCTTGCTTCAGTTTGTTTGTTAATGCCAGCCATGGCTTTATATCCTAAAGCTAGATATACGGCATACTCCGCCTTGAGTCTGGCGGCTTTAGCCTCTGAAGAAAGAGAATTAACCCCATGTGATGCTAGGTTTAAATAATGAAAATAAAACTCTTCATTATCCTTAAAAGCAAAAGATAACATATCCAATAATGTACTTTTATCTACAAGTTTTATTTTCTTACTTTTATTATTTAATTTATAAGACTTTAAACTAAGATTTATTTTATCTTCTTTATCATCATTGTATCCAATAGTGAATTCCGCATCAGTTTTTCTAGTTCCGCTATAAGTCTTTAATTTTACACCAGCCTTTGCTAAACCAGACATAGTCACACCAAAAGCTTCTATAGCTAAATCTTCTAGGTCAATACTCTCTTCACTAGTAGCTCCCACAGGCTGATACTTCTTATCGCTACTGTTGTATATACTATTTATATGGTTTTTAGTAAAGTCTTTAACATTTTTCTCCATTAATGAAAAAGCATACTCTATAACTTTACCTTGAACGTCTTTAACTACTAATAAATCTCCAGCTCTTGAATTCTTACGTATTCTTCCTAGCGTTTCCGCATATGTCTTGTATGCTTCATTAGCCGTATCATTTATATTTGTTCTACTTTTATTTTTTCTGTATTTTCTTAATGTAGCAAGACATTTCTTTACAGTATCTATATCTTTTAACATCTCTTGGTCCATTTTAGAAAGCTGACTTTTATCTAGACCATTAGATATTTCATTTGCGTATTGTGTTAATTTATTTTCTAGCTTTTTAGTATCTTGTAATACAGTTGCTATCTCCTGAGAAGCTGCATTTCTATTTATATGTCGCATAGCATCTCTTATGTACTGACGTTCTTTACCACTTATTCTAACTGAAACGCCACTACCTTTTTCAGTAACGGCACCAGTGTTTACATTAAAGTTTTGCCCATGTTTTTCAACTTCTTTAGCCATTTCATCACAGAGACCTTTAAAAACTGATGCTACTTCTTCTTCGCCTTGTGATTTACCATCATCTAGTCCAAAGAAGTAATTTAATCTTTTTTCAATAGCTGCTTTATCTACATTTGCGTCTCTCTTAGTAGCACTTAACATTTTTGCATAATGGTCACCAATTATTTTATCAAAACGTGGTATAGGTTGTGACCTATGTTCTAGTGCTTTATCTTTAGACATCAATAAAGTGCCTTGTTTATAATAATTTTCTAAGCAATAGTGAATATAATTTCTTCTATAACTCATAAAATACACGTCCTCTCCTATAAAAAAAATAAGGGGAATACCTTTCGATATTCCCCTTCAATTCTTAATGATTAAACACTAAGCTTGTGGTCTGTATGAGTACCAGACTCCTGAGCAGCATCTTCATCTGAACCAAGTACCTGAAGTACGCACATTCTCTTTACTGTCTTATCAAACTGTGTATAGCCTGGGAAGCAGTCAAGTGTGAATGTGAATGTTGATGGGTCACCAGTTGCAGCCATGCTGAATGTGAATCCAGACTGAACCTTAGCCTTTGGAATTATGATTTCAGCAGCCATGTCAAGACCTGTATCTTCTCTACGGAATAGAGTTGAAGCCTCGATATAGAAGAATCCACCGAAGTCACCTGGCTTAATTTCAATCTCAGTAACACCCTGAGTTAAGATTACATAGAAGTCTAACTGAACTGTCTTGTTAGCAAACTGCTTACCAGTTCCTTCATAATCTTCATTGTTAGCAAGTGTGAATGTTGCATCGTGGTTTGCATCAACAAGAATAGCGTCTGCAAACTCTTCTGATGTCTGACCTGTGATAGTAATGTTATCTACAAAGTCGATACCAGCACCTGAACCGTCAAGTACAGTAGCGTAAGCTGGAACGTCTGTTGTCTTACATACATTGAAAGAAGTCTTAGCAACGATTGAACCCTGCTGTGTCTTCTCTGTAAGACCTGTCTCGTCCTGAAGTGCAGATAAGTCAACCTTAGCAACACCATTAGCATCTACGTTAGCTGTAGTTGTAATGTGAGCGTGTGTGTGACCTGCCTTACCACCGTTCTTAATAAGACCAGCACCTGAAAGAACTGCAAGACCCATAGGAGAGATAAGAGCATCCTCGATTGTGAATGTCATTGTTTTCTCACCTTCCCAAGCGATAAGTCTTGTATAACCCTTACCACCCTGAGCATATACAGTTGTTGTACCCTGCTCTAAGCTTGAAGTTCTACCTGTATCAATACCGAAGCAAGGCTGACCTGCTTTGAAAGTCTTTGTACCAATTTTCTGTCCATTTGCAGTAGCTTTAAAAGTTACGTCGCAAATCTCTCTTGAACCAAACTTCATACAATTTTCCTCCTTAAAGTATTTAGGTTATGTGAAATAATCTTTTATAGATTATTTACTGTTTATTCCATCCAATTCTCTGGTTCGTCTATATCAGTCGCACCAGCTAATCGAGCGGCAACATAATTATCAAAAGCAATCTTCTTTTGATATCGTTCAAACTCCTCTTTTAATTGTTTAGGAGTATATTTGTAAAGGATATTAATATCCTTTTGTTCACCAACAGCAAGAATAGATGCGTATCTTTTATAGATACTCATATCGGAAGTATCAGTGGTGTTTTTCTTCCCCTTTATTTCTTCTCTTTTTCTCTTACCGGCGGCTATCTTTTCTGCAATCTTCTTTGCTAACCCATCAGCGGGCTTTGTCATTTCTTTTTCTTCTTTCTCTGTCTTAAACATATGAATGAATGTGGTTTGCAGAGCTTCAAAATTTGTTTTATTTAGCAAATGAATTGCTTGATTTTCATCAATAATTTCTATATGGTCTTTTAAGACCTTTATAGAACAATTTACAAAAAGTAAACTAAACAACATTAAGACACAGTTTTTATACTCTTTATAATCTTGATGGTTTATCATCGTCATAAATATATCAAAGTCTGTTATGTCCTCTGAAACAGCTTTGCCCTGGTCTAGTAAATTTTTTGGTATAGATATTACCATCTCTACCGCAATATGAAACTCCCTTTCCCCTATAAGACTTATCTCTTCTACTGTTGGGTTGTGTAAACTACAACCCATTTCAGCAAAAGGAATATCTATTTTTGTGTTATATAGAAGGTAGTTCGTCTTCATCCTCTTCACCATCCTCAATAGGGATTACATCATCTGCACCATGTGTAGATTGATACATTAAACAGTAACCACCTAGATTTTCTTCTAGTGTGATTTCTGACATACCAACAAATTGAAGAGTACCTATACCCGATAGTTTACTTTCATTGAGGATAGCGTCAATATAACCAGCTATCATTAGAGGTCTTATACCATAATTATCCATTTCAAATTCATCAATAGGACATTGAATATCAATGGTCATTACGCAATCTCTATAATAGTGATTATCAGTTGGAACAAAACTTGTAAAAGATATAATTATATAACTTTTAGCTTCTTCGTTCTCTTTTAAGCCAATCTTAGGAGATAACTTTAGATAACCATCTTGTCTTAATTTTGCCGGTGTCATAGTTCTAATCTTTGCTTTATAAGCGGAATTAGTTCTATCAGTTAAGCAATCTGGTGTATTAACCACCAATAGACGAAGTAAGTCTTCTTTGTAAGGATTATCTACAAATAATCTTTTAATTATCTCTTCTGTGTCCTTGTTAGCACTTAAAAAGGTTGACTCAAATCTATTTGTATAAGTATTGAATTTTCCCATTTTTCCCATAAGCGCACTCCTTTAGATTGATTCTACTGATATAGGTAAATCAATCCTACTATCATCTGTTATATAAGATAATGTAATCTTACATTTTCTACTAGCAATAATGTCTAATGAACAAGAGGAAGAAGTAGATGAAACAATGACAGCTTTAGATGCGGGAGCGACCTCCCATCTACCTTCGGTCTCACCAGTCACCGCATACTCCAATCCAGTGTCGTAACAGTGAACTATCTGCGGTCCGCTTATTTCACTCTCTATTGGTTGAGGTTCAACCTTGGCGTCCGCCATTTCATTGTCATGGTATTCACCTAGGTATACTTGAATGATACCTTTCTGTGAGTATTTATCAGTTGCCTCAACTCTCCAATTATGTCCATTAAACTTGACAATATTTAATCTGTCGAAGAAAGCTAATGTTTCTTCATTCTTTGTGATATTTAATACTAATGAATAGTTCATTGTGTTAAAAGCAATATTGTGTTTTGACATCCATTCTAAATCAGTTTCTACTGGACCTCTTACATATACCCAATATTTATTATCATTAACATCAAACTGATAATCACAACGTTCAATATTTGCTCTGAAATAAGCTTCCTCTGTATACTGTTGTAGATATACCAGCCAATGACTATCTGTCCTATCCCAATAAAAAGTGTCGCCCTCTTTTAATCCATAAGAGAACTCGATAGATATTATTTTCTTATCAATATCATCTGTCAATTTATTGGGGTTTATTAAACATCTACATTTAGTTTCATCAGAATTATCTAAATGTATCCATTCTGCTTGGTAACTATTTTTTAATGCAGATTGTAAAGACAATAACTTTTTCTTTACGTTGCGGTCATCCTGCGTATTACCTAAATAGCCAAGCCTAAATTTAAGGTTATCTAACCCACCCATTTTTTCAACTTGTTCATTAGACTTAAACACTCAAAGATAACTTTTCTAAAATCAAAGAAATCATCTTCTTTATCGAGTGTCTCTAATGCCTTTAACTTTATTATTACATTAAATAAGATTGTTTGACCGCTTTCTTCTAATATCTTATTTAATCCCACAATCTCTATTAATAGATTATGTAAGGAGTTGTTCCAATCTCTGCCCTCTTCTCTCATAGGGAGAAGTTTAAATATTCTATCACTAAGTCTATTTATGTTGTTAAGAAGAACCGCATCTGTTATAGGCTCATTATAAATTGTAACGTGCATGATGTAATCCTCCTTATTCGTCTATTCCCAGACCATAAGTAGGTGGCTGCATTATCATAGCCATAGTAGACTTAGCACCGCTCTCAGTCATTACTCTTCTCTTGTAAAGTCTTTGCATATGCTTTAAGTCTTTATCAGCATATTCTATCATATTCTTTAACTTAGCCATGTGATTAGCTTGAGAAGTAAACTTAAAATCTGAACCAGAGTATTTCTCTCTTGTTAATTCAGTATTGGCTAACTGAGTTTCAAACCATTCAACAACCATACAAAGAGCGAGAATGTTAATCTCTTCTTGTGTTAGTTCTGAATTGAACTGTCCGCCAACCCACGCTATGATAGTAGCATCCTTATAGTCAGACTCGTATCCATTGTAGATACCGACATCTTCTAGCTGACCCTCTTCATAATCATAAAGGTCAAATCTAGGGAATTCAAATCTATGAAGTCCATTTATTAAAAGAGGTTGAAGCTGTTCAAAAACTTCAACCTCTGTCATATCAGTATCAACGTACATTGAATCTGTTACTCTGTTAAAAAAACTATCATAGACAACGGTAAAAGACGTAGTACCCATATCGTTGCCTCCTTTATTATTTCTTTATGACAACCTTTCTAGTTGGTGCGGAAGGTGTCTCTGTCTTAGCGCTTTCTACTGTAGCCTTTCTCTCTGGCTTTGCAGGAGCAGTTTCCGCAGTCTCTTCTGGCGCGCAAGTAACCTTTATTTCAATAGCTTTGTTTACGTTAAAACCTGTCTTCTTCGAGATTAAATCTCTTTTTCTTGTATCAGGTATCTGTAAACTAACTGCTAAATCTTTTGCTAATTCAATTACACCAGTTGGTGCAAAGTTTAATAAGTCCTCAAGTCTGTCTAAGCTTTCTTGAGTTGTTCCTAACAAGATTTCTTTAATTTCTGCATCATCAAAGAAATATTCTGGCTCGACATTCATATTAAGTTCTGCTAGAGCTTCCTTATCTTCTACAACAAGAAGGTTCTTTAGAATGAAGTCTCCGCCATCTGTCCACTGAAGTTCCTGGAGTTCTCCAAATGGAATGTTCATAACCTGTCCTATCTTTTCCCATGTTCTGTTAGCTCTTGAGTTTGGTAGGTAATATCCAGTTCTACCATTGTTTCTATTTCTAACAGGAATTAGTTTCATTTTATCTATCATAATTTTTATCTCCTTGTAATCTCAAAAAAGAAAAGGGGAAGAATATCTATCCTTCCCCTTATACAATTTTACCTCTTATACAGAATATACTGGTCTAGCAAGAGAAGTATTCTGATATACGCAGATGTCTGGAGTGAAGATTGCTCTTACACCGACTTTCTTGTAAATCTGAATTTCTTTACTCTTGTCATAGTTTGTATACTCCTCAGCGATTGCTCCACCTTCAAATGCAATCTTGATTGGCTTATCTGTACCCTGTGGGATAATCCAAGCGTACTGATTGTCAATTACTTCGATTTCATTTGTTTCATCTTCAAATGACTGTGGAAGAACAATAACCTTATGTCCCTTGTAGTTAGCAAGGTAACCGTTTGCCCACTTCTGGTTTCTCATTTCATCAGAAACCCAACCGCTCTCAGGAACGATTGTTGCAGCAAACTCATAAGTACAATAAATAGCTGCCTTTGAACCATATGAATCTGCGATAGCGATAAGTCTATCCATTTCCTTTTCATCAAATGTGTTCTTAGATACCTTATTTGCACTCTGGATGTTGTTGATTGCGCCAAGAAGCTGTTTCTCAATTTCAAGGTAGATGCACTCATCAAGACCCTCAAGAACGATGTCAAGAACGTCTGCGAAGTTTACTCTACCATCAAGGAACTCTTCGAAGCCAATCTGTGCAGCACCACCGATAGCATTTGTAGGTACTTCATAAGTAGCACCATCTAGTCTGAATACTTCGTAAAGACCAGCTAGACCAACTTTACCGATGAACTGTTTTGCTCTACGCTTAGAAGCTGTAGTAATTCTCTGTGTAAATACAGGCTTGTCACCCTGATTAAATGTTTTAATTTCAGCGAACTGACCATATGAATCAAGAACCTTCTTTGGAAGAACGTCATTGATTGTCTCTTCGATAAGTGAGAAGATTACGTTCTTATTCTCTCTGTAAAGAGAATATGTACTAGCAAGACCTTCAAGCTCTTCACGAAGAGTAGCGTTCATAGCTTCATATGAAAGATTTGCTCCACCAAAAGAATAAGAAGTTGGAGCAGATGGATTTGCTTTTGCAGTAGCCTTTGCAAGCTCTACTAACTGTGCGTATTCTAAAGCCATTTCTTTTTCCTCCTCCTTACTGAATTCTCTGTAGCTTAACACCTGGCTGACCGTCAGGCATTGTGTATCTCTTTGCAACTACCCAAACCATACCTGAAGCTGGCTTGCTGTCCTTCTTCTCAAGAACAAGAACTTTCTTTGCGCTATCCTTAACTGGTGCAAGGTAATCGCCCTGTGCGTAATCAACAGTACCATCAACCTTAACCATGTTTGTTGTGTAGATATCACCAACATTTGTCTTGAAAAGTCTTGGTGCGAAACCATCCATTCTATATGGAGCTTCTGTGTGTGCTGGGTCTGGATTAATACCAGAATCATACTTCATTTCATCTGTAACTAAGTCTGATGTAACATAGTTATCACCAACTCTGATTAGAGCGAAGTCTTTAAGTCTATTTCTCCAATCATCATATAACTTGATTTCGTTATATACTAACATTGGCTCGCCTTCACCATCAGCAGTTACTTTACCAGTTGCGTAGTTATAGTACATAAATGTACCATTCTCAAGAACTGATACTGCGCTATCAAGTGGAAGACTAGCATAAATCTGACCTGTTTTCTGAGCAGATAACTGATTAGGTTCAATCTGTCCATAGCCATTTCTTGTGAATGCCATTATTATTTCCTCCTATATTATTATTAAATAGTTGAGTGTGCCTGAACGGCTTTAACCCATGCAGGCTGTCCATCATCTTCAATGTTATTTAATGAGTCAAGGTTTACAATGCCCTGTTCATCATCATTACCAATAGCAGAGAAATTAACTTTCTTTCTAACTGCAATAACTGAAAGCTTTGACTCAATTTCATCTAAGCTGTAGTTAGAAATATTAGCCTTAACATCTGCTAAATCTTCTTCTGATAAGAAACTAAACTCAGAAATAAGTTTATTCTTTTTCTCAAGGTCTACTTCATTCTTAAACTCTACAAGAGCCTGATACTTAGCTTCAAGTTCAGCATAAGCTGCTTTCTGCTCTTCTAATGACTGTGAAAGAAGTGCGAATTTATCTTCTTCCTCTTTCTTCTTGTCATCTTCTTTTTTATCATCCTCTTCTTTGTTTTCAGAATTTTTGTCGTCTTCTTCTTTCTTCTTATCGTCTTCTTTAGCAAAATCCTCTGTCACATTAACTTCAGCGTTAGCTGTTTCAGTTTCATTTGCGTTGCCCAGTTCAGCAGAAAAATTTTCAGCTTCTGGTGCTGGAGTTGCAGTCTCAGCAGGTGCTACTGGAGCAGCCTCAACTGTATATTCAGCGTTATTATCAACAATAGCAGAAGAATCTGGATTTTCAAGCGCTACAGTGTTTTCAGCGTTCTGATTTTCCATTTTATCAAATCCTCCTTGTAACATAAAATTCTTTAACTGTGTCATCATAGTTGCTAAATCTTTATTAAACTGACTATCAGCAGAAAACTTAGAACTAATCTGTGGTGCAGTAACTTCACTACCTTCAAAACAAGGTTCTACATCTTCACCTAAAATGCAAAGTGCAGAGAATACTGCGTCATTTATTATGAAAAATTCCATATAAGAATCAGGCTGTGTTGCCCAAGTTCCTTCAAGAGTTTCTTCATCTAATTCCATTGAGTGCGGATTTCCCTCTTCTACCGCTCTTTTACATTCTGGATACTTACCAGTCCATAGATAACCAGTTGTCATAAGATATTCTCTTTCAACTGTATTACCCATCATATCAGTTTCATTAAACTTCTGAAACCAAATTCTAGCAGTAGGAGCAACAAATCCATAAGGTTTTGTTAATTTGTTAAAGCGTAACCCTTCATCGTCTATGATAAGTTGCTCACCATGGTCACCAAAATCTTGCTTGTTCTCTATGTAGTGACCTACGATAGGACTACCAGGAAGTGTTTCAGCCATTTTAGTAGCTACTTCCTTTGATATAAAGCTTCCATTTCTATTCTGACCAAGGTAAAGTACCTTAATCTCACATTCGGAGATTAAGGGACTTACTGAAGTAACATTAATAAACTCTGGGTCACCAATACATTGCATATTAAGATAACTCATTAATACGTTCCTCCTATGATTGTGACTCTATATTTTGTAAAGTCTTTGTAGACTTTTCATTATCAGGTTTTTCTGGTCTACCGGCACCTTCACCTGTAGGTTGTTCTTTAGGTGCGGCGGCTGGAGAGTTGCCACTCTCCTTTGTGGTATCCTGTTTCTCGATTTTGATACCCTTACCACCGGTTGCCGCAGTTCCTAGACCATTAGGACCTTGTGTTGCAAGCACTTCCGCGTTCATAACGTTAGAACTTAATGGAGGAATGAACTTAGTTACAAGGTTAAGAACATCATTCTCAAAGTAAGCAGTTGCTAAAATACTACTCTGACTTTGACCTAATGCAATAGCAGGTAACATCTTAGAGAAACCAAGTTGTGTCTGCTCTTTGTAAGCCTTAGCCATATCCTTGTAATTGTACCAAGTTGTTAAAAGTATCTGAATACCAAAATTAACTTTATTTTTAATATCAAATGCCTTAATTGTTCCATTTAAGAAATCTTGGAACTGTAAGATTAAGTTATACATTGTAGACTCGTCATTGAGTTCTGACATTGTAAGAGCAATATTACCGGTACTGTTAAACATTAATTGTGAAATACCACTCTCATTGTAAACCTGTCTTTCAACAGTCTCAAGGTCGTCATTCTGTACTGAACGGTCGCTAGCCAAGTCTTCAACCTCGACGTCCGCCAGTGTAGTTAGAACATTTACGTTAATAGCTTTTGAAAGCATATAAACCGCATTATTATGAAATTGTTGGATTTCTTCTTCGTCAAAAATCATTTCACCATTCTTATCAAGTGGAAGTTTTTGAACGACAATTTTTAAGAGTTCTTGTAACATTCTCTTTCTATTGATGCCCTGCGCTTCATCTAGGTCAATGAGCATTGGGATAACTGAAATGAATAATGGAATATCATTATCAGTTGCAGAGAATTTTACAGTACAAGCTGGGTCTAAAACATACCAGCCATTAGCTTTCTTACCAAGTATATCTGGTGCAGATTGCTTTTTGTAAGCCATATATCCTTTGGCAAATTCCTTTGGGAAGATTTTGAGAATTTTCATTCTCTCTTGCACATCAGGGAACTTGTCATCAAAATATCTCATATTAAACTCGATAACTGGGTTCCAGTCCTTGTCAAGGATTCTAGAACGACAGTAGTTAGGGTCTAGCTCTTGAATTCCTAAAGAGTTCTTCATTGGAACTTTATATCCATAGTAAACTCCTTCACGCAGAACTTTAAAAGCTATATCTCCAAAATGTCTTTTGACATTGAAATTATCAAAGTATCTAAGTGACTCTTGAAACTTAGTAACAAGTTTCTTCTGGTCAACTTTGTCATCTAGAACATAAGGAGTAACGTACCAATCATATCTATACATGTTAGCCATGTAACGTAATATTCTTGAGTAGATACCGCTTACCGCACAGAAGTATTCAGAAATTTCTCTTAACTTAGTTACATCCTTATCAGCGATTGCTTTTAGAACAACCTCTTTAGTTGCTAGATTAGGTCTAGCTTTTTGTGTAGAACCAAGTTTTAAGACTGCATCATCAACTTCTTGGATACCCATTTTTATTTTTTCAAAGTCTAAGGAGATTTTTTGTTTAATAGCTTCTTTTTTAATTTCATCAAGTCTGTTATACAAAGAATACTTACCCCCTTACTTATTTTATTATATCAAAAATTTTGGTAAAAGTCAACCCACTTTTAATTATAAGCCGCTTTTACAATATAATCATAATCAACAAATGAAATATCCCAATAAGGTATAACTAATAACTTATACCCATGTCTACGACAATATTCCACTTTCTTCTTATCATTATGCTGTTGCTGTATTAGTCCCTTCTTACCTCCATAAAGGTTACGAGACTCATAATGTTGCGCGCCTTGATACTCGATAAGGAAATCTATATCTCCATCATCAGTGAATACTGCAAAGTCAAATCTCAGCGCTCTACCTGATTCCGCAACTAAATCTGGAAAAGAGTATTCTTCTTCAAATATAAATCCATTTTCTTGTAAGATTTCTTCTATTTTAATCTCGCCTCTACTGGCTCTCATCTAAATTCCTCCTATCCATATGTAATATGAAAATTAGGCAGAGTGTCTAAAACGACTCTGCCCAAGAATTCATTAATTAAATAATGACAATTTAGCCATATTTACTCTTTTACGTTTCTTATTGTCCTCTTGCAGCTTGACATAGTATAAACCATACTCAAGAGCAGAGAATCTATCCTTCGGTATCTTTTTAGATATTTGTTTAAGTCTTGTATTTAATGCACCTTGTTCTGAATCTTCTTTTAAGTTCATCATTTGCTCTTTAAGGATAGAAGTTAATACATAAGGTTGGATACGACCTATTCTGTCTTCTTCCTTCATGTGCTGTCCACGTTTTGTATCCATAAGCTTCATCTTAGCTTCTCTCTCGTCAATTAAGAATTTAATCTTTCTGTTGACGATTTGAGCCTGAAGATATGTATGTGCTTCTGAGTTAAAAGGTAAGTTAGCCTTAATTAAATAAAGCGCATCTTTGATAACACCATCGCCCTTAACATTCTTATAAGGAGTTGCCGCGTCATCATGGTTTCCGCCTTCGACGCCAAATGGAGGTAATTCCTCGTTAGTCTCCGGGTCAATCTGGGTCTTAGTTAAGAAATCGACCAATCCCGCACCAACACCATTAGCATCTATTGCTATTGTTCGCGCTCTATACTTATAATATAACTGCTTTAACTTAATACTTTGCTCCTCAAAGTCTTTAGCCTCCATCGAGTAAAAGTTTACCAATGACTTCAATGAAGGTCCATTTATTTGTGGTACAACCTTGATAACAGCAACTTCTGAAGTACAACCAAGTCTACCAACGTCGACTCCAAGTACATAATAACTTGTCTTTGTACTTCTCTCGCTATATTCCCATTCAGGTAATTGTAAAACACGGCATTTATCAAAGGCTTCTGATGAGTAATAAGCATTTTCCGCATCTCCCGCCCACACACTACGATATTCTCTATCGAAGGAGCTGGCATTGAACGTACCCTCTAACTGTAACTTTGTAACGAAGTCTTCTTCTAGTAAGCCTTCTTTAACAGGGGTATCGAATGTACCACCCATTACACAATATTGCTCAGGGTCTATTACTGCGTTGATTAACGTATCTATCATCTGCTCATAAGGGAAGGTACCCTTCCATCCCGCCGTTGTAATATATACCTGTGATTTATTTGCCATCTCTTTAGGGTCTCTAGAGCCATCAGGTAGGAATCTATCGACGTTTGTTGTAGGAACAATAATTTCATGAAGGATGTCACCATCCATAAGAATACTTTCCTCTATAACAAGTGCATTTCTACGCTGACCTCTGGAACTTTCCTTTGCCGCCAAAATATCTATGCTTGAACCATTCTTGAATTTATATTCAACTGTGTCTCTTGATTTCTTTGAAGCACCACGCGCCCAGTTAATTTCATTACTAAGAGGTGGAATAAGACGACAAATTTCTTCTATCTTAGCAATGGTGATAGATGCCGCCTGTTCCTTACCACCAGTAGTTACCGCACACTGTAAGTTAGGATATAATATACATTTAATCATGAGACTCATCATGGTTAGGAACGACTTTGAATAGGCACGAGGGAATGTAGCGTAGACATAACGATGACGCATCACCGCACGGAGGAATACTCTCTGATAAACATAGAACTTGAATACGCTTTCCGGTCCTTTTATGTCGTCAATGAATAAATCAGGATAGACTCTATAAAAAGCTATCTTATCTCTAATGCTATCCATACAACTTCTAACTCTTTCTTCAGTAACTTCTACTTTATGAAGGTTAGAACCAACAAGAGGACAAAGTGAACTAGAATAGTCATATTCTCTATCTTCATAGAGTATTCTTTTTAAACTATTACTATATTCATAATCATTCGTCATTTTCTTGAGTTCTCCTATCCTTTTCTAGGTCTTCTAATTCCTTTTCCGCAAACTCATCATATTCTTCAGTTAACTCTTCTATTGTTTTAATAGGTTCGCCATTAAGAACTCTTTCTTTAGCAATACGCTGTTCTTCTTTAAGTTTAGCCTGGAGTTCCATCTTCTTGATATGCTCTTCAATTAAGTTCTCAATATTAGGGTCATTCTTTATAACTTCATCAAGATACTTCTTATTATCATTTAAGATAGTATCAATAACATCAAGGTCTGCTTTAATTTCATATTTAGGAATCTTTCCGCCATTCTTTTCGCAAAATAGAACAATAGAACCAACTGAATCAAATGCATCGACCTTACCTTCTTTATTCTGTGCTTCTGTGAATTTTGCGGACTTCATTAAGGCATCATATTGTCTCGATAACTTAGCATAACTGTCGACATCTCCACTGTCAAGTGCCTCGTTACATTTTAAAGAGAGCTTGCAGATTTGCTTTAGTGTGTCGATGGTTCCCGCATTCTCGATGGTATAACTCTCTGTGAAGTCAATATATAATTTTTCTAGTTTTATCCACTGTTCCGCAGTATAAAAAATTCCCCACTTTAGAGCCATATAACGCTTATCATCTTCAGTTAAATATTTACTCATATCCTCAAGTTGAACAACTTCATATGGGTGGTCATTTACTGGATAAGCAGCTGCGGAAGTGCTAGGTGTGGGTGCCTCTGACATAGGTGTGAGAGGGACAGCCGCCGGTTCCGCATGGGCATTGAGATGTTGGTATGTTTCAAATTGTGCTTTTGAGATTTCGCCATTTTCATAAGCCGCCTTAACACTAGCTTCGCTTTCCGCCGTGTTGAGGTTTTCAGAGTTTGTAGCAATCACCTCTGTGTGTTCTGCTTGTAAACGCTCGGAATCCGCATACCCAAACTCCTGATGCTGTTTTAATTTCATAAGTCTTAAATATTTACCAAGCACGCTCATTCCTGTAATCTTATAGGGGTCTTTTCTATATGCTTCATCTAGAAGCTTGTTCCATTCCCATGGGAGGTAGGGAACATCAAACTTCTCAAGTATCCATAGGAAGGTTTCTGGGTCCCAGTTATTAACGTGCATAGTTAAGCAACCTTTACATAGGTCTACCTTCTGTCCATTCTTTAAAGTGTAGAAATTAGTTCCCGCCATGGTCTTTCCGCACTTTGGACAATATATTTTACTTTTATCTAATTCTGTATTTGCCATTTATTTTAATATCACTCCTTTTTCTTCAACGCAAAGAAGGGACTATTATCTAGCCCCTTTTCCGCCTACATTCTTTACAAATTGTATATAAACCATCTTTGGAACCTTTATTCAATGAAAAATAACGAGGAAGCGCAAGTTTAATTTGCCCGCACTTAGAGCATTTCTTGTACTTTCCTTTTTCTTTATTGAGGTAATACCAAGAGAGGTAATCATCTGTAGCTTTTTCTATTATTAATTTTGGAATTATATTACACCATACATTACTTATATGTTCTTCTGAATATGTTTGACCTGTTTCTTCTTGTAATTTCTTATGGATTTCCGCATTGGTACATTTATCTATTTTGTAGATTAGGATTTGTTTGTAAAGCGGGAATGGCGCTAAGGCCTCTTCGATGTAGGTATCGAGGTCTTCCATCAACCAGTGCATATCTTTTGAGAAGGCACCGTAGGTATCTTCTTTTATTTTTGAATAGTTATTTAGGAGGGATAATACGTGGTCGCGGTTGTAAAGGCTGATAACAGAGGTTGACTCTACCTTAGTACCGTCCCAAGCGTCGGTTCCCGCCAATGAAATGTTTGATATTGACTTAATGTAATTTGTTGAATAGCCTATTGGTTTATAGGCACTACGAATTACATAGCGGTCTTTATACATTTGGATTAACTGCTGATGGAGGTTGTAGGCTGTTGTACCTTTCGCAGTTTTACATTTTAATTTGATTTGCTCAATCGCATCTGTTAGCTCTTTGAGGGCTGGAATTTCATCTATATCCTCTTGGGTGATAGGTGTCTTTGGGGCGAGGATGATGTTCTTATCATTCTCTATTGTTAGATTGTAGAGACCATCTTCACCATTCTCGAACTTAGTTACTAAGCCTTCATATGAGATTTCATGAGCGCTTATAGTTTTCTTTCTGTTCTTTGGTTTTGTTTTTTCTCTAGTATCAGGCGCATCTAATATATAATCTGCCAGGTACTCGAGTCTGTTAGGACTAGCTGATTCTGCTTCATTGGCTAGTACTTCGTTTACCTGGTCTATTCTTTCTTGAGCTGTTTCTAGAGAAAAATCAAGACGTGTTAAATTAGTCATTGTTTTATCTCCTGTTGTTTATTGATGGATATTTATCTCACCATCTATATATAGTATACCAAAAATTTTGGTGGATGTCAAGGAAAATAGAAAAAACAACAAAACTGCGTTTTGTTGTGGTGTAATTAGGAATCGTAATTGAAATAACAGACGTAACTTGTTACAGATGTAATTTTTGGTGCTGTAGTTGGTCAGGAAAAGTCAAAAACGTTGATTTTACGCCATTTTTCCTATAAGGTACGCCCCCCATGAATGGGGCGTAGTGTTAGCCTCTGCTAACATCGAACAGCTGTGCGAGACCGCCCTCAAAAAGTCGAACAGATGAACGATTGTGCATTATGCACAAAAGGTTATAGTTGTTTTTGTGAAAAGCGATGAAATCAACAAAAAATGCCATAAAATGCTTTTTTGTGCTTTACAATGTCAAAGGTTGATGTTATAATTAACTCATAAAGATAAGGAAAAGATAACAAATCCAAAGCGATGATTTGAAAACAATTTCAAAAAATCTTTATAAAAAATAAAAAGTTGTTGACAAACAACAAACAAAGCAGTATAATTAAAGAGTAGTAAAGAGGTACTACAAAAAAAATTAAAAAGGTAGGTACAAAATTATGAGCAAAGAATTAAAAACTATTGTTAGAAGTGTAGACACAAAGGCAGAACTTGAAGCCATTAAATCAAGTCTTGAGCCAATCGTTAAGGCTATCAAGGCGATCCTTGACGATGTAGACTGCCAGGACGGCGCAGTATATAGCGATTTAGGGGTTGTATATAACGACACTCTTGTAGATTTACAGAGCGTATTGCTTGATATAGAAGAAAAACTTATAAAGGTAGAGGCTTAGCCTCTACCACTAAGGATAAGAAAGGTAGGTTATAATATTATGGAAATGAAATCAATTCAGAAACTTGTAAAAAATATGAGCAAAGAAGCTGAACTTGCTTGGCGTGCCGCAGTCCGCACTTTTGGCGATGACAGCGCAATAGCTGAGGTTAGAGCCTCGAGATATATAGCAATATCTAATTATAAAGACGATATAGACCCATATTTTAACGATGACAAGGAGCTTGAGGTATGGGAAGCTCTTGAAGCTCTTAGCAATGCTATTGAAGAGGCTAAGAGAGCACTTGAGGGTTTTATAGACTTAGCTCTTTATAATCCAAGTAACAATAATAAGTTAAAGACTTTGAAATATAGAGCAGAAGTTGATGCTTTAATGTGTGTTAAGTCAGAGCTTACACTCTTAGAGGCATATGAACTTGAGTCAATGGAATACTAAAGGCTAGAGGGCGAAAGCCCTCTACCTACCACATAGATATTAATAAGGAGATAAGGTTATGTTAGAATTGCTAGGATTGTTTCTAGAAATGTTTTTGGAAAAAGCGAATATATATGAAAATGAACGCGAGTTCGACCACGACTCAGATGCTTATAAGGCATTTAGTCTATCATATGATACTCTTAAAGAGTTCATAGAGGATGCTATAAGAGAACAGAACAGTGCCATTGATGGTGATGCTATTATAGAATATATGGAATCTAGTATTAGCGATAAGGGTGTTTCACAGGAATATATTGATGAGCTTGAAAGCTTCAATGATATGTTCTGCGATATATTAGAGGATATATGCTTATAAGGCATATATCCACAAAGAAAGGTGAATAAGGTTATGAATAAATTATATAAGGTTAAAGACGTTAAAAACAATGTTTATATGGTAACAAAGGATATTTTACTCGCACAGCTGGAAGTGCTTAGACAGACACAGCTCCAGCGCGTAGCGCCACTAAGTATCTTCATAAGTGTTAAGACAATATAAAGGCTAGGGGCGTAAGCCCCTACCTACCAATAGATAGGAAGAAGGTTATATATGAGCAGAATATTAACAAATTATGACTTAGTTGAAATGGTTGATAAAATAAATGGCACTATATTACCAAGAGGTGAAACTTATCATGATACAAAAGCATTTGAAAGTCTTGAACAAATAGAAACTTTAGTTGAGCATTATATTAATGAAATAATGAATATTGCAGAGACGTACGGCAGTGAGGCTTCTATAGACAAGGCAAGAGAAGAGGCTAGAGACTTTCTAAAGGATATATATGAGCAGTTGAAAGATATAGATGTAATATAATTAAGGAAGAGAGGGTTGAAAATATGTTTACTAATGATAATATGGATGAACTTGATAAAATGTTGATGATGCTTGAGGCTGAGCGCGTAGAGAAGAAGATGCGCGAGGACTTCAAGGACTATACTAAGAAGCATACACCGGTGATATTGCCGGTTGGCGCATAACCTACCTTCCGGGGAGCGTGACCTCTAACAAATAACACGCACTGGGGCGCATATAGCGCCCTTTTTTGATTGGCGGCGCGTTATCACCCCAAACGCGCCGCATTTTAGATATATAGGCGATATATGATATATTTGTTTGTTGATTTTGCACAATAGTAAAGCAAAAACCATCCCGAAATTTGTGCAATTTACATATGGATTTTGCTCTGACCCTCTGTTATAATGTAGTTACAAGGTAAGGAAAGGTAGGTAACAGTTATGATGACAAGTTTAGTTATTAAGTTTACAGATGGCAACGGCATAAAGACAAGGAGAATTAACTTCAACTCTAATAAGGAGCTTAACGCCAATGCTGACAACTTCATTAGCGCATTAGCTAACAGAAAGGTTACTGTACTTGGTTATGAGTCAACAACTAAGGTAATCAGTGCAACCCGTACTTTTGAAAGCGGAAAAAGTTTTACAAGAATTTTCTAAAAAGGTGTTGACAACACCCCCAACAAAGTGTATAATGTAGACATAAGGTTAAGGAAGAAAGTGAGGATAAAAATTATGATGAACGGATTTGATAATAACATGGATGAACTTGATAAGATGCTCTTAATGCTTGAAACTGAAAGAGTTGAGAAGAAGGCTAGAGAGGACTTCAAGGACTACTATAAGCATACAACACCACAGGTTCTTCCTGTGGGTTGACATAACCTACCTTCCAAATTGTTGTAGCCAGGTAATCGGCGCAACTAAAACAGAGTATGAGCCACCAGGGTGGGCTGGGATAAAAACCACTAATTTATAGGCACTCGCTGAGGCGGGAGCCTATTTTTTTGTTTGGCTGCTCGCAAACTTGCGCAGCGAGCAGTGCCGCACATTATAACACACCCAGGGTGTTTTGTCAAGGGGCATTTTGCACAAACTTAGGCTAAAGGGTATCCCGATTTTTGTGCAATCTGCCTATGGACCTCGGTGGGGTGTCGTGCTATAATGTAGTTACAAGGTAAGGAAAGGAAGGTACAAACCTATGATAAATGTAAGAAGTATTAAGAACTTAAAGGAAGATGACGGAATGACTTTAAAGAATGGTAAGCGCGTTAAGTTTAAGACCGGTTATCAAGTAGCGACAGAGGGTGTCGAGTGCAAGACACCTGAGGAAGCTATGAAAGCCATCAAGGAATACAATGGAAATTGTGGTGTATGGTTTAGCAAGGGCATTTACTACATCGACAAAAGCCACCGCGAACCAACCAAGACAAAGGCGCTGAGAGTCGGCAGAGATTGTCAGCAAATCAGCATCCTAAAATGGGCAGACATGAGCCTAGTTTACTGCTAGGCATAATCCTCCTCCACGGCTCGGTGAAACTCCGAGCCATTTTTTATTGGGCTGCACGCTCGCGCCCCAAGCGTGCAGTAATTTGCATTGTACCACAGTCCTGAGGTTTTGTCAATGGCAAAAATGCACAAACCTAGGTGTCGCCCCCTCCCGCAATTTTGTGCATTTTGCCAGTAGTATTCTCTCTCTTGTTTTGTTATACTTAATAATGTCAAGAGGGAACAGAATGGCACTCAGTAGCATAGTTTGAAAAGTCAACCTTAGTAATTCCCTTGTTGACAAACTTAAAAAAATTTGCTATAATAAATTAAAGAAAATAAGTGAGGTAAGGTTATGGAAACAAAGAAAGTTGACAGAGTATTCGGTATCATTAGTATAGTTATTACTACTATTGTATTAGTAGCTGGTTTATGGGTAGTTGGCAGATTATACAAGGCAACCACAGATTATAGATACGTTGATGGCACAGTTATCACTGACGTTAATGGTTGGATTACTGTACTTGCTAACAACGGAGAACGTATTGAGTTTGACTCAGACGAGCTTCAGTGTGGGGCAGAGGTTCGAGTTAAGCTCGATTGCGAAGATACTGCAAAGAAAAGTGATGATAAATATGTATCATACACATTATTAAGTGAGAGTGAGGAATAAGAGAATGACAAATTTTGAAGTAATTATCAAAGAACATCCACAGTTTGTAAAGGAAGTGTTAGCCTATAACATAGACGGAGAAGTTCTAAAGAGCGTTATTGAGGGTAGTCACGATGAGCATTATGGATGTTATAGCGTTAGTTGTGATAAAAGAGAAATGGACTTTCTCAACAAAGAATATCACACACCGGTGCTTGACGCCGTTGAGAAGAAATATCTAAGTGATGTTATCAGACCTTTTAGAAGTAAGATTGAATACATTTCAAAACAGCACAGCTTTGGTGAATACTATATACTGATTAAACTTCAGAAAGACCATGTTTGCCTTCCATACTTTAGTGGCAAAAGCAATATGTATAAAGGTATGGATATAGGAACAAAGTACACACTAAAAGACCTCGGGTTATAGGCGCGACCGCCTTTAAGGTCTAGGTTTGGCGACTACCTAACCAAAAATAAGTCGTGTGAGAGCGAGGCAGTCCGAGAGATTGGGCTGCGCGTTTTCACTTCAAACGCGCAGTGCTTCTATTATACCACAGGTTAGGGTGTTTTGTCAAGAGGGAAAATTATACAAATTTTAACAAACAAGTTCCCATTATTTTGGTGATTTTGTCAGATGACTTATTTACATGCTAGGGTGTATAATTAGCTTACAAAGTTAAGGAAGGAAGGTACAAAATTATGAGTATTTTTGGAGAAATGATGAAGAAGTATAATGAGGAGCTTGATAGACTTGCATATAATGTTGCTTTTGTTAATGCTTGTGAGTTATTAAGAGAAATTGCTAAAAAGGTTGCACAGAATAAAGTCGTTATAGACAATCTTCTTGATGGAATGTATATTACATTCTATGATGAATCAGAAGAGGATGCTCGTTGGATGTATGTTGGATACCTTGAGGGTGAGGATGAAGATGGTCTTGATATTGTCAAGGGTATTAACCTTGCAAAGCTTGAGATGGACTATTTCGACCTTGGCGAGATAATGTCATATATCGAGGCTATAAAGGATGAAACATCTTTCAGCTATGAGAATACTTGTGCGACTATTGAAGAACAGATTTTAATTGCTATCAATGCAATTAAGAAAGAAATTAATGAACATGAGGGTTGACAATTAGTCACCCCCATGATATAATAAAGAAAAAAATAAAAGTGAGGATTTAAGGTATGAGAACTGTATTTTATGTAAAGGGTAATGATGTAACAACAAATTATAATGAGGTCGCTAATGATACTGTTAAACAGGTCAAGTTAGTACCGGTCAATGAGCCATTCGGTTGTAAGGGTAAGTTTAAACCGATTACACCTGCCAAAGAGGGTTTTGTGTATAGACCAAGCGTCTTTGAGCAGATACTCGATGATGAACTTGGCAAGTGGAAAGAGCGTCCTAAGTCAATTAAGGAACTTAGGGCAGAACGCAGAGAGGTGGTGGCTTAAATGAAAGAAAAAGAATACATCGAGTGGACTGGATATGAAGGTCGCTCCAAAAAAGATAAAGAAGAGGGGCGCTATGGTAATACAAGAGAAAATTTCTTTGATGCTCCACTTTGCGAAAGAAGAAACGTACTCACAGAAGAAGAGAGAGAATATATAAAGAATATTATTGCACCTTTTAGAAACAAAGTTGCCGGTATTAGAAAATTAAAACAACCAATAACTAGGAATCGCCCAGGCAGACCGCCAAAAAATAATTTTGAATATGTTCTTCAAATTTTATACAATCAAAGATATGTTTCACTTAATGGTGGCATCTGGGGATATGACGTTGTCTGGCTTCCAGCTTTTCCTAACACAAGCAAAGCATTTGAAAATTTAGAGCCAAACCATATTTACTCACTTAGTTTTCTTTGCTTATGAAGAATTACGACCAGTCTTTCTTGGGCTGGTCGTTCGCTTTCCAAACGACCAGTAAATTCTATTATAACATGGTTTGGGTGGTTTTGTCAAGTAGAAAGTTGCACAAAGATTAGTGATGAAACTCCCGCAATTTTGTGCATTATTACACCTTGTAATGACATTGGTGAGGGTGTATAATGGGTACATAAGGTAAGGAAAGAAGAATAAAATAAGGAAGGTGGTAGATTGAAAAAGAAAATAACAAAAGACGAATTGATAAATGACCTAGTTGCCAAGTATGGCGCGAACTCTATAAGGGTTGTATGGTTTAAGGAACTTGTAAGAAATACGCATAAAGCCGATTATATATATAGAACATATAAGGCTTTAATGAATGAAAAGTAAAGTGAGGTAAAGAAAATGTTAATTGAAATTTTATCAGGTATTGCAGTTTTATTAATGGTTGTACTTATGTTTAGGGCATATCATAATGATGCAGATATGACGTTTACTATATGTCTCTTTTTTGGTATCATCTTTGGTGCTGTACTTATAATAAGTGTCTTAGATATTATAGACGTACACACAAAGTATAATCAAGATAAAACAATAACAGAATATCAAGTAGAGTATCAAACATTAACAGCCCAGGCAAAAGCTATGAAATCAACCTATGAAGATATTTCAAAAACTACTTTCTATGATAAGGTTACTGAGTATAACAAAAAGGTTGCTAATTACAAGTATTCAGTGAATAGCCCTTTTATGAAATGTCATTATTCAAAGAAGGTTGCTGATGCGATACAATACATTGAACTTGAATAGGGGTTGACACCCTATTCAAAGTATGGTATAATTGATTTATCAAAAGAAAAGAGGTAAAGTAATGAAAGTACAGGTTACAGTTTTTAGTTCAAAAGGATACAAGCCAGTTAGTACATTAGTCGAAGTACCAACAAAAGAATGGTTGAAGAATAAAGGAATCGACTACAAGCCAAAGGCGCTTGGCAAGATTTGTCAAAAGAGGTACTGGACTAAAGCTGACCTTTACAAGTATGGCTACACTAAGCTCAAGATGAGAGTATATGACCAAGAGAAGATAAAAGAAGAAAATGAGAAACGCTATGAGGAAATAAAGCGGGAAAGGGGCTGGACCTAGGTCTACCCCTTTTTTGAGTGATTGGCTGCCCGTTCGCATTCCAAACGGGCAGTATTTTCAATTATACCACCCCTTTGGTGTTTTGTCAATGGTAATCTTGCACAAAGTTCCCTCGCCGCCATTCCCGCATTTTGTGCAATTTTTTATGTGAAAATGCTTGACGGGGTAGGGTGTAAGGGTATATAATGAGTACATAAGATAAGGAAAGGAGATAAGGGTTATGAATAAGGAAAGCAAATGGGTATGGTTTGATATGGATGGTACACTCGCTGACTTCTATGGTGTAGATGGTTGGTTAGACGACCTCAATAACAAGCGTGTCCGCCCATACGTTAAAGCAAAGGTTATCTATCCTCTTGTTGAGTTCTTGGAAGTTCTCGCTGACCTCAAGTCAAAGGGATATAAGTTAGGAGTTATATCTTGGTTATCAAGAAGTTGTGATAAGATATATGCTCAGCAGATAGACCTTGCAAAGAGGAATTGGTTAAGAAAGTATCTCATAATGGACTTACTTGATGAAGTCATCATAGTTCCATACGGAACTGATAAGAGTGCTATCTGTGAGAGATATGGTACAGGCATCTTAGTTGATGATGAAGAACCAAACCGAGTTAATTGGAAAAATGGCGACACCATTGATGCAAATGAAAATATTATTGAAATTTTACGCAAATTGGCTTGACAACCTCAAGCCAAGAGCGTATAATAAAGGAAAGAAAGGAAAAGGTAAAAAATATGAAAATTCAATATGAAGTAAATGACGAAGTTATTATGACAAGGTCAATAGGTAGATTATTAGAGGGGCAAATTGTCAAAATTACTGATACTGAATATACATATAGGGTAGAATATTTAGTAGAAGATGATAATTTTTCTGCTTGGGTTGGTGAAGATGATATTGAACCTGCAACTATTTCATTATTAACTAAGATGAATGAGGCAGAGATTACAGAGTACATAGGTATGATACTTAAGGATGAAAACAAAAAATGTCTTGAATTTTTAGCAAAGAATCCTAGCGAGTATTTTACACCGGAAGAGATTTATAAAAATGCAAACATTAGTTTCACTTCTCTTAAAACACTTGAGCGCAAACTTATACATCAAAGTGAACTTCCTTATTGGAAGAGTGAAGAACTCGGTTATGAAGTAACATACAAGTTAAAGCCAAATAAAAAGAAATATTATGGCGATGATGGAAGTGTACTTTTTAGAGGTAAGAGTGAACACTGTTTTTGCGCTGTAAAAAAAGTAAAAGAAGTGTATAATGATAATGAAGAGGAGTGTGAAGAGGATGAGTAGAAGAACAGCATTAAGAGAAATAAATGAAAAAACACTAGATTTATTAGTATCTGCATTAAAGAAACTAAAAAATGACGATACACAGAATTTTACTGCTAGAGATATTTCAAAACTTACTGGTAACTATGTTCTATCAAAAACAATAGAAAATAGTATTGACAATGACCGTAGTTTTAATCCTAAAGAAAGACTCAGTTTAATTGGAAAAGCCTTAATGAAAGCCTTTCCAGATAAAAGGGTAAGACTTAAAAAAAGTTATTGTGATTGCAAACAAGAAACAGTAGTTTATACTTCTGAGGATGGAGAAAGATTCGAGAAAACAAAGGTTGTTGATGTTTACTACTTTAGCTATGATGATTAAATCCAATGCCTAGCCTTTAGTGGGCTGGGCATTTTCGCGCAAAATGCCCAGTATTCACCATTATAACATACCCTGGCAGTTTTGTCAAGAGTAAAATTGCACAAAAAACAGCCAAGATTTTTCCTATAATTTGTGTATTTTAACAATAGAAAAGAAAATTAAAATTTGTTATACTTATAAATGTAAAGAGGAAATGCGGAAACCGCACTACTAGGATGGTCGGTGGGAAGTTGGCTACGCTAACTGTTTTAGGTGGTTGACAGTCCTCTAAAGTCTGTTAAAAAAAATAAAAAAAAGTGTTGACAGACTTAAAAAAATTTGCTATAATAAAGATGTAAACAAAAAGAAATCCATTAAAAAAGAAAGAGAGGTAATTAAAAATGGAGAAGAAAATGAGTTACAAGGTAGCACTTGAAAAGGCAATCGAGGAAGTAGCAGACGGGGAAGTAAGGGAGAGATTAGAGGCTCTCAAGGAATCAATCGTCAAGAAGTATTCAGGAAAGTCAGAAAAGGTCGCTCAGGCTCAGTCAGCAGTTGATGAGGCAGTTCTTGCAGTCCTTACTGATGAGCCACAGTCAGCAACTGCAATCTTCGCAAAGGATGCTGAGGCACTTGGTTCAGTACCAAAGGTTACTGCATCACTTACAAGACTTGTTGCAGATGGCAAGGCTGAAAAGGTTGCTATCAGTGGTAAAAAGACAGGCTACAAGCTTGTCTAATGTCTAGGTGGGCGAGGAAGAAAGTCCTAGCTAGAGGGGTGCAACTCCCCTCCCCACTTTTCTAACACGAAAAACCTTATACCTTCCTTTCAGAGCCCCCTACGCAATGTAGGGGGCTTTGATGGTTTGGGCTGTCCGACGTCAAGCGCGCCGGACAGTATTTCATGTCAATAGGCAATTTCAACAAATTTTTGATTTGAACTTTGTGCAATCTGACGACTAGACAATTCCCTCAATTCATAGTACAATGATTACATAAGGAAGGAGATAAGACCTATGAGTAAGAGAATAGATAATAAGGTTAGTAAAGAACTTCATAAGGTTACAAGGGTTGTCGATAGATACATCACTTCTTTTGGTTGTAATAGCGGTGGAATCAGTTATGATTTCTTATGTTGTTGCCACGATGATGCAAATACAATATTCTATACTGTTCTTATGAAGAATAAAGCTGACGAGGCTTTTAAGGACTTTGTAAAAGAAGAATTTAACATTGATGGTGTTGACATTTTTACCCTTTCATTATTACACGAAGTAGGTCACATTATGACACAGAATTATCTTACAAGTAGTGAAGATGATTACTGTAATGAAGTAAAGGAAATGTTAAGTAAGCAACCAAAATGGACACCAAGTATAGGTAACTACTACTGGCACTTGGCTGATGAGCTTATGGCTACTCAGTGGGCTTGTGACTACATCCACAACAACAGAAAAGAAGTGTTACACTTTGACAATCTTATCAAAAAAGAATTAAAAAGATTTTATAGAAAGTGCTTGACAGAGTAAAAGCATTATGCTATAATTATAAATGTAAAGGAGATAAGGTTATGGCTCACAAGAGAAAAAGAAGAGAAACAATTCAAGTGATGGATAGTATTGAAAAGTCACTTATAGATATGGAAAAATTCAATCCATACCAATGCGGAAACGGCGCTTGGGTCTCTGAAAAGTACAAGACTGGGCGCAAGGGTCGCCGCCGCGATAAATTAAGAAAGGAAATAAGGGAATATGAGTAAAGGAATTTATTATACAGAAATTAAACTTTTAAAAAATGGTGAATTTATTTCATCAGATTGGGTTGATAGCATAATTACAACAAAAACACGCTATGGAGAAATACCAGAGAGCTTCGATACAAAATTAATTCCTGCTAAAGAATTATTTGGTCTTGGTATAGATATAAGTGATTATAATACCGCCCACGATTATTTTAATTGGAAAACAGCTTTAGAGCAAAAATTAGAAATAACCATTTCTAAAAAAGTTAAATTTGGTTTATTCTCAAGTAAACCAAAATACTATGCTGAGTTTGATGACTTTGGTATATATACTACAAAGTTTAAGCCTTATGATGTTTTTCAATTCAAAAAAGAAGTAATAGTATTAGAGCATTGGACATTAGATATGGTAGTATCAAGACTACCTATTGAAGAGTGTAAAGAGTTTCTTCAGGATAATGGATTTATTCAAAAAGAGCCAAAAAAATTTGCTAAACTTATTGGATTTGAAGGAATGTTTTAATGTTTGGTAAAAAGAAAGATAAAAAGATAAAAAGTGCATTAATCATTTTTAAAAATGGAAAGTCTTTGCGCATACGTTGTAATTATGCTAAGGTAGACCTTACTAATGGCAGGATTACTGGTTATTCGTTTGAAGGGCTTAAAGGTAGTATGCCACTTTACATTGATATAGAACAGATTATGTGTGTTACATACAGATAAAGAGGGGGGTAACCCCTCTTTTTTATTTGGTTGCGCGTTTTCTCAAGAAACGCGCAATATTTCCATTATACCACACTCCCAGGCTTTTTGTCAAGTGAAAAATTGCACAAAATTTTTCAATGGCTTTTCCTAAAATTTGTGCAACATTACTAATTGTAATTTGAAAAATTTTTTGCTATAATTTAATCAAGAAGTGAAGGAAAGAACTTAAAAATAAAAATTAAAAAAATAAAAAAAGTTCTTGACAAACTTCAAAACATTTGCTATAATAGTAAATGTAAAGAGGTAAAGAAAAGATAACAAATCCAAAGTGAGATTTGAAAACAATTTCAAAAAACCTCTTGACAAAGTAAAAAACATCTGATATAATAAAGATGTAAAGAAACAAAAACATTTTTCAAAAAAGAAAGGAAGAAAAAACTATGGAAAAGAAAATTTCGTACAAAGTAGCACTTGAGAAAGCAATTGAGGTTGTTGATGATGCAGAGGTTAAGGAGCGTCTTGAGGCACTCAAGGAGTCTATCGTGAAGAAGTATTCAGGTAAGTCTGAAAAGGTAGCTGAGGCTCAGGCTAATATTGATGAAAAGGTACTTGCCGTACTTGGTACAGAGCCTATGTCACCAACAAATATCTTTGCAAAGGATGTCGAAGCATTTGGCTCAGTTCCAAAGGTAACAGCTTCTCTTGGTAGACTTATTAAGGCTGGTAAGGTCGTAAAGGATGCTAAGAAGTCAGCTTACTCTCTCGCAGAGTAATCTTCATAGGTGCTAGGGGTAGGAATGACTACCTACCCCTTACAAACTAGGGGTGTCATATATGGGATTAGAGGTCCGAATCCTCACACTTCTTGACAGTAGCAGTTATCCAAGCGTTAGCCAACTTGGATAAGATAGGGGCAGCGGAGCAGTGTTCGCTAAAGTCACTGAGGCAGTTTGTAGGTTTCTTGCGTGACGAAACCTGCCCTAGTTATAGGTTAATAGCGCTGAAGAGCATACTAGTGGTTGGCTACCACGCACTAATAGTCATTATTCACTGATTGCAATAGGTGGATAGTGGCTATTTTTTATTGCGTTGGTCGCTAGCGCGCGTCGCGACCAATATTCAACATTGTACCACACCTAGGCGGTTTTGTCAAGAGGAAATTTGCATAAAAAATGTCAAAAAGTTTTCCCGCAATTTGTGCATTTTTTTGTTTGACATTAGAGGGTAGAGGTAGTATAATGAATACATAAGGAAGAGGTAAGAAATCTTTACAAGAAAAGAAAGGAAATAGGTAATAAAAAATGGGATTAAATTATTATGAAAAGAAAGAATTGGATAATATGTTAAAGGTAATCATTTCAAGAGTAAATGATTTTACTACAACTGATGTTGCATTATTTTCTATGAGTTGTTGTAAACAGTTAGACCATAGTAGTGTTAATGCTCCAGCAATAAAGGCAAGTCTTGAGAGACTTCAGGTTGAATATAAGGTACAATATCCGTCTCCTATTAAATATATAGTTGACCATGACCCAAATAAGAAGTCATTACATGAGATAGTTAAAGATATAGCTATAGTTAATCCTTATAGGTCATTTTATAAAAATAAGAACATATTAAATTTTGAAGCTCAAAATATGCACATGATTAGACGGTTTTCTTATGATTTTATCACAAAAGAAAATGACTTTGGTAATTACAGAATGACTGTTGATTGTGGTTTTAATTCTTTTGATGATATTATTAAATTATTTGATTATGAATGGATTTTCAATTATGCAACTAGCTTTACAGAAGTTAAATCTATTATAGAAGAACTAAAAAGTAACAATTTTGACCCAAAAGTTATGCCTAAAAATTTTTCTAGGTATTTAGATATACATGGTAGAAATTGGCGCATAGCTATTTCTAGGTGTCAGGTGGATAGAGATTATTCTAACTATTCAGCTAAAGAGAGAGGTTTTATCTTTCAGTGTCTTGATATAAGAAACAATTATAAAAATATGGTTGATATATTACCACCTAGTCAATTATTAAAAGTAATTGAAAATACAATATGTTTTGAGAGATTAAATGGTATAAGTCAGCTTCTTAGAGACCTCATAGATGTTGTAGATGATTTACGACAAGAAGAACTTGAGTTCACTTTAGATACAAATAGAACGCTAGGGGTAAATATTAGAAACGCTGAAAACTTACTTGAAAATCTTAGAAATAAAGAACTGAGCGCTCAGTTACAGAAGCTTAACTTCATTAATACTCATAAGCTTGATGGGTATATAGTAATTGTACCACAGAACCAAGCTGAAAAGATTGATGAGGGTCGTCAGCAGAACAACTGTGTTGGTTATTACTATGATGGCTCTATTCTTGAGGGTAGAAATTATATCTATTTTATACGAAAGATTGGAAGTCCAGATAAATCATATTTAACTTGCCGTTTCAACAAGGAACAGGGTGCTACTGTTGAAGCTAGATATAGAAACAATGTAAATATTAGTTCAGTAGATGTACCTATGATTGAGGCTATTGATGAAATCATCAATCTTCATATTAATGAACTCTAATTGAGGTAAGAGCAACCTTTGGGTTGCTCGACTTCATTCGAGTCGAGCAAAATTTTTTGTCAATAGGCAGTTTCAACAAAATTTCAAATGTGATTTTGTGCATTTTTTTAGGTTGCATTTTCCTTAATTTTATGGTATTATAAATACATAAGGAAAGGAGATAAGTAAATGAATACATTAGAATTATACATCCAGCGCAATTTCAATATTAAGAATGTGGTTAAGGGAGATGATTTTCAGTATGATGAAAATGATGATACTTTAACATATCGTGTAAATTGTGATGAAATTCAAGATAGGGCTTTCAATGAAGATATTGAATCAACTTTTGGATATAAAGTTAATTGTCCTTTTGCTTTATCTATATTACACGAGATAGGTCATTCAATAACACTTCCAAGAATATCTGATGAACAAAAGGAAGAAATAATGGCGGAAAAGGAGAAAATTGAAAAAGCTATTGAAGCCTTAGAAGATGATAATATAGATGGCTATGTTGCTATTTTAAAGACGGAATATTTTAAATTACCTGACGAAGTGGCGGCAACCTTTTGGGCTGTGTACTTTGCAAATGAACATCCACGTGTTGTGGAAATATTAGAGAAGTTAGGAGAATGGGCAAGAAATGAAGAAGATAAATAAAGGAATTGAATTAAATTTTGCACAAAAATAAGTCCGCATTTTCCTACAATTTGCACAATAGACAAACACATCAACCTATGATACAATAAATACATAGAAAGGAAAGGAAAAGAAAGTATGAACAAGAGAAAAGAAAGTGAAGCAAAGCGTTTAAGACGCGCATTTGAGAATCTCAACTATATTATTATGATAGGTCTAATATGTGGGCAGGTTCTCGTTGGTAAAAACTATATGTTAGGTCAGGGTTGTTATTTGGTAGCGAATATTATCGCGTCATATAGAACATTCTCACTTAACAGACCTATGAGTGATAAGATTAAGGATGTATTATTTACCGGTCTAACACTCGCACTAATGCTTACGAAAGGGGGCTTATTCTAATGGTAGTATATATTGCTAGTCCATTCTTCAATGATACGGAAAGAGATATTCTAAAGACCCTTAGAGCAGAACTTGACGCCCGTGAGGATATTACACCTATATTCCCAATGGACTTTGAAGTTGACTGCGGAATGGATATGCCAAATGCGGAATGGGGGCTAAAGGTCTTTCAGCACGATGTGGAAGATATACAACGAGCTGATGAGGTCTGGGTTATTAGCCATGGTCTATATGGAGACACAGGTACTGCCTGGGAATGTGGATATGCCTATGGCATTGGTAAAACAGTTAGATTGATGATAATTGAGAACGACTTACAGTCACTTATGATGACTAATGGGTGTGATGAAGTAGGTTACTTCCATCTTAAAAGAGATTATGATGGTAATATTCATCTATCTCTAGATGAAAGAGACCCTATGGATATAATTGAGCAGAAATAAAGGAGATAATATATGTTAAATTTTGAACAGAAAAAGGATAATAAAATTGAAAGAAAAGCTTTTTATGAGCTAGATTGTGGCTTCTTTGTCTGGGATGATAAGCCTGATACTTTATGTTTAAAAATTACTGATAATTGTTATTTGAATACATCAGATAATAATGTCTATACAGTATGTAATGAAGCAGATGAAGAAGTTTTAGAAGATTTGGATATAATACATGATTGTTATCATGGTATGTATAATGTAGTCTTTGATGTAAAAATTGAGATTGAAGAGCCTATAAAATGGAGCGTGATTAGATAATGACGGGCGAGGGTTATACTGCCCTCGCCGTTTTGCACACAAAAAGGCGAGTATTTTCCATTATAACATAGTCTTGGGATTTTGTCAAGAGGCAATTATGCACAAAAATTTTCAACCATTTTCCCTAAATTTTGTGCAAATTGCCTACTATACAAACCTCACCTAGTATGGTACAATACTAATATAGAAAACAAAGGAACGGACAACAAAAAAAAAGAAATAAAAAAGTTGTTGACAAGAGTTCCAAGATATGCTATAATAAGTATATAAAGAAAGAAAGGAATAAGAAAAAAGAAATGAAGAAAATTGAAAACAAACATCACAATGGTTGGATAGACCACCGTATCTCATATAAGATTGTATTTGATACAGAAACTTGTCCACTCGATAGAGGTTTAACAGAGGTAAGTCCGTGGAATATGTTTACATACGACTTTGGATTTGCAGTAGTTGATAAGCGTGGTAACGTATATGAAGCATTTTCATTTGTTAATGCTGATATATTCTGTAATGAAAAGGAATTAATGAAGTCCGCATACTACGCAAGTAAAGTTCCTATGTATTGGGAAGATATTAAGGCAGGTCGTAGAACTTTAACATCATTTTACAATATTTGGGTAATCTTCAATGAAGTTATTGCCAAGTATGGTGTAGAGGAGATATATGCTCACAATGCACGATTTGATTATGGCACAGTTCAGAATACCCAGAGATGGCTTACAAAGTCAAAGTATCGCTACTTCTTCAACCCTAATATCAAGATTTGCGATACGCTCAAGATGGCTAAGGATGTTGTGGGTAAGATGCCTACATATATCAGATTCTGCCAGGATAATGGATATGCAACTAAGACTGGTAAGCCTAGATTCACCGCAGAGATTCTATATCGTTTCATTAGTGGAGATAATGACTTCACAGAGGCTCATACTGGGCTTGAAGATGTAATGATAGAAAAGGAAATTATGGCATATTGCTATCGTCAGCATAAGAAGATGCGTAAACTGTTGTGGGAAGATTAAATCTTCCCCAACCAAAAAATTAAAAAATTTTTGTGCAATTTTACTATTGAAAATTTTTTGAAAATATGATAAAATATTTTTAGAAAATAAAAAAAGAAAGGAAATAGGATATGGCAAAGAAGAAAGAAGTCGATATTGAAGTTCTCGTTACACAGATTATGAAAGAATGTGAAGAGGATGGAGAGCCAGTCACTAGGGAAGAAGCCTTAGAGATGGCAAAGATGGAACAGGGCGCGACAGAGATTAAAACCTATGTTCAGGCAACAACAGAAAAGAAGAAAAGAAATGTAGTCCGCAAGATAGACGAAGAGAAGAAAGTTCTCATTGAGAAGATGGCGGAAACCCTCGGTCAGTTCTCTGATGTCACGGATATATCAGTTAAGAACGAGGTTGAGGTATCATTTAAGCAAGGTACAACAGAGTACACACTCAAGTTGACAAAGCACAGACCACCAAAGGCTAAGGGCGCAAAGTAATGCGCCCCCTATAAAAGGAGAATATATGTTCGGTTGTAAAACACCTAAGAGAAAGGTGTGGAAGAAAATAGCATATAGATTCAAGCGCACACACAAGGACTGGCGCGAATGGCGGTTCATCTATGATACGTACGGATATGCGGACATGCGCATAATGACAGTGGCTGACCTTATCAAGAATTATACGAGGTCAGAAAAGGAGCGCAGACTTGCCAGAGATGCTGGCTGGTTTGTGTGGGTATCGCAAACAGACAAGCCCACCGAGGAAGAGCTGGAACTCTATACCGAGGACTTCCGCCAGTATTACGAGGTATATGATAATATAAGGAAATTAGATTAGGAGAAAAGATATGAATAAGATTTTGTTTGTAGTAGCTTGTGAGGGTAACTATCAGGGGCTACATGGTATCAATGACTATACGTTTATAGAGCTTGAACCAGATGAACCTACAGACCGCTTTGCAGCGATTGCGCGAGATATTGGCGGCGACCTTATATGGGGTCTTATCGAGAGCTATGAGTGTATAGACGAAGATGAGGAGTCTGCTTATGAGAATGGCGGGTATTATGCTTACTATTTTGAGACAGACTATACACTTAACCAGTTAGAAGATTTTTATCTAAATGACTATGATTATAACAGTTTTCAGGATTTTGTAGAGAAATTTGGTGGAAAAGAGGTTGAATAGACCTCTTTTTTGCGTCTGGCTGGCAGTTTTTGTGCAAAACTGCCAGTATTTTCGTTATTTTTAGCACTTTAGGATTATTTTTTTGTGAAATTTGCACAAAAATTGTGGTTTTATGTTCCTAAAATGTGCTGGGCGGGGCGTAAACCATCGGTTCAGCCCCCATTCCCTCCCCAACCTAGCCTATATACGCATTTTTCACCTAGTTGTTTGTCGCCCTTTTACCTATATTTTCCCGGAATTAGCCTACGTCAGCAGTTCACCGGGTTCCTAAGGACCCCTATATACGCCAATCCCGCCCAGTTGTTTGACCAGGGGTAGGTGTAAGATTCTTACTTGACAAATAAAAAAATATATGATATAATAGAACGGGAGGCATTTTTCAATCTCCTCTTAAATCTACTAGGTTCTAAACAAGAGAGAAATGAAATAAGAATTAGGAGAAGAATCGTCTGTTTATAAAGAAAAACCATATTCAGAAAGGACAAAACGGCATGTCTCCGTCGATGTTTGTCTCGGTCCGGAGTTTCAACAAGAGGAAAAGAAGAAAGAGCGGAAGCGGCGCTATGGTATACTATAAGCTTGGTGTCGGACCTGTCCCGCTCACCAAGCTGAATTAATAAGTTTAGTAGCCTTTATTACTCTACAATGTAGAGTTGCACTAAGTTCTTTTAAGAAGCCAAAGAATCCTGCTTGATTCATCCCTGTCATTTCTTTTAGAACGCTAAATGCTTCTGCCTCGGTAATCTCTCCTGCCTTTACCATAGCTTCTACCATAAGTTGCTTTTCTGTTGTGTTGCCAAAATATTTCTTTAATAGGTCATTTTTTACCTTTTGTTCATCCTCATTGAGTTCTCTAAATTGCCCTTCTCCCAAGTCAACACACCATACGTACTCACAGCAACCTTTCTCCCCTCTTCCGCAGAATGGCTTATTATAAAGCTCGTTGCGGGCTTGTAATGTGTATGTATATGCGGTACTTCTGGTAATAGTTAAGTCGTCTTCATTATTATCAAAAATTTTCTCAGATACATTTCTAGCAGTGTCTAAACCATTATCATTCCACTCTTTCACAAAATTATCTTTTATAATTTGCTTATTCCCGCTACCTGAGAATGTAGGGGTACGAATTGCTGTAATATTAACTTTTCCGGATGGTAAAATTTCAAAATCACAATATGTTTCTAGTTTTTTATAATATTCTTCTTTATTATGAACGATTGCGCTATAGCCTTTACCAAACCACTCTGCAAGTTCTTTTAAACTTACTTTACCTAATTTTAGTTCTTTCATATTTTTTCCTCCTTATAGAACTTTGTACTTAATATGATTTTTAGTAATAGGGGGCAAAGGCAAATTGTCCAACTTTTTATGCAATTTTTTCCCTCTTGTTACAAAAAAAGATTGCATTTTTCTTTCCATGAGAAATCATGAAAAAAGTTGTAATTTTTTCAACTGCTTATATTATACCTGTTTGATAAATTTACAACTTTTTTCTTGCGTACCCAGTTGAGTTTTTTACAACTTTTTACTTTGGGTTTTCTATTTGCCCTCTTGCTTTTTCTTGCGGGACCCGGGTCTATATTAATCTAGATCTGGGGCTAACTAATCTTCCTAGGGGATATTTACACCCTTGGTATGAAAGTGTTAAGAAAATTCATATACCCTGGCTTTAAAAAGTGCTTATTTTAATTAACACGGGAAAAATTTTTCCTCTCCCAGTTAATAAAATGTCACATTTCTACGTGCTAAGAAAGGCCTCCCATTTAATTATAACATAATTTTTAATAAATTTCAAGTGATTACTATGCGTGACTAGGGCGCGAAAACGCAAGCGTTTCCGCTTTGTGTCTCCGTCTCTACCACTCGCTACGCTCGTAGGAAGAGACTGGCGACATTAGGAATCCGAGCCGAACCGTGACGTAATTCTGGGCTAGGGTAGGTCGATATAAGGGGTCTTAAGGAAGGCGCACTCCACCCCAATAAAAAGTTATGTAAAAATAACTAAAAATTAACTAAATTCTAAACAAAAATTTATACACTTTGCACAAAACTCTATTTCGACTCCACCTCAAGAAAATGTTATGTAAATATCAACAAAAAATAGATAAAAAATTAATAAAATTTTATATAAATTTTACAATCTCCCCTTCAAGAAAATGTAACAAAAAATCATGAAAAACCAGACAAAATCACCAACCCTCCCCGCAACCTCGCAATGAGCAACGTAGTTTCCTCCCTTCGGTCGGGAAAGTTTGAAATTAAAAAAAATTTATTATATAATAAATATATAAAAGAAATAAGAAAAAGAGGTAAAAGAGTCACTCAACGAGCGACTGAAAGGAGCGAGTTTATGAAATTTGGAGTAAAAGTAAACAATCTCAACCGCGGGAACGCAGGTTTAGGAGTATCACTCATCTATAATGATGGAGAAACCTACCTTATGGTTATGTTTATCAAGGTTGCAATACGTATCGGTTTCCTCGCTTCGCTCGGGGAGTAATGGAGGTGAGTTTATGAATTATTGTGGTTGTGAATTTAAAGATGAAATAATAACTCTTACAAGACCAGGTGAAGGAGTAGATATAACATGTTGTATTTTTAATAATTGTCATTTTGAAATAAATAAACCTTCATTTGTTTATTTAACTGGCAATATATACACTAACTGTACTTTTAATCTTGATTTATCAAGCTGTAAAAAAGATATTCATATTGACTTTGATACAATAATAGAATATCCTGAAGTAAAGGAATATTTAGATAAACTTATTCCATCAAAATGTCCTCAGAATGAAGTTATATACGGATATAAAATACTTTATAATGAGTTTCATGATTTAGACTTTTTAGTTAAGTTACAGATTGATGCAGAAACACCAAGAGCAAATAATGGAGTTTGTGAGAAATGCAGGGCGGAAAAGGCTAAAGTAATATCAATTTATAGAATATCGCAGTATAAAACATATGGTATAGGAAAATATGATTCTATTTATCACAATTGTTTCCATAGTAGAGGACAAAATATAGAATATACAGTAGGACATAATGTATATGCAAATCTATGGGATTCTAATAGATTTAATGTTTGTACTAATGGTATTCATTTTTATTTAGACCCTGTAACTGCATTACATACACAATGGGGATGCGAAAAGGGAACAGCTAGAGAAATTGTTTCTGAAATAAACAAAATAGACCCAGATTTTTATAAGGAGAAAGGGCGCGAATGAATAAGACACTAATAGTAATAGATATGCAGAATGATTTTGCGGGACCGGAGCCTAACGCTCTCCTTGCAACAGATGAGACCAGAAAGGTCGTTCCGGTAGTAAAAGATGTAGTTGAATATTTCCATAATAGAGGACAGAGTATTATCTTTACAGCCGATACTCATGTTCCGCAGTTCTATAAAGATATGGAAGAGGGCAAGAGAATTCCAACACATTGTGTAATGCATGAATGGGGATGGCAAATTGTCGACGAACTCGCCGAAGTTGCGAAAAGCCATAGACTCATTCCAAAGGCAACTTTTGGAAGTTTTAATATTGATATTGTTCAACCGAGTGATGGTATCGTTATAGTAGGCGTGTGTACAGACATTTGCGTCATCAGTAACGCCCTTATTCTTCGTGCGCAGTACCCTCATTTACCTATTACTATTTATGCGGACGCCACGGCTGGGACTACCCCAGACAACCATAGGGCTGCATTAGCCGTCGCCGCCGCAAACTGTATTGATGTAAAGAACTGGGAGGATGAGAAGTGATGGGAACAATACTTTATATACTTATACCTGGACTTGTCACAATAGTAGTAGGTTTATGTTTTGCATTAGGTTTTGACGAAAACATAGACAGTTTCGCAGGAAAATTTTTAATAGTCCTCAGTGCCGCAATAACTTCATTTTTCGTCAACCAAGGACTCCATTATATTGTTGAAAATAATACAAAGGCAGACTCTTATAAAGTAACAATAGAAAAAGAAGATGTAACAGAGAACTATCATGTAACTTCTTATTCTGTTGATGGGGATACTGTAAAGTTAGTTTTTGAGGGCGGGAATGTCGAATATTATGTATTAAAGAAAGGTGAAAAAGTAAAATGTCAGTATTAATTTTTATTTTAGCAGTTGTGATAGGTATTGTTATTCTATGTGCGGGATTCGGTTTACTTGAAATAGCAGAATGTATGGACGACGCTATGTCGGCATTTCTTAATTTTCTCAGTCGTATCGTAACAGTAATTGCGGGTGGGGTCATCGTAATTGGTGTATTAGTTACATTTTTAGCACCTTTTGTTGCTGTAAGTGAATATAACCATACCTATAAAGTAATAGAAGTATATGATAAAAAGGGTGTTTTAAAAGACTCACTCTCAGGTGAAGATTTATATTTAGATTCGGAAAATAATAGAATTCATTATACAGATGCAAATGGTAATGATGTATATTACTATTTTGATAAGGGCGAAAACGTAGTTAAAGGAGTAAAGTAATTATGGTTATAGAATGTATTGCATTTATATGTTTTATATTTTTCCTTGTGTTTTTTGCTTTATTCATATGCTCAACCTCAAGTAAAATGGCGAAAACTACTGGAATCGCTTGTTGCATATCTTTAGTAGGTATGATAGTTTTTTTAGGTATTGCGGACTTCAAGGAGAGAGATAAAGAAAATACCTATACCGCCGTAGTCATGACGAGTAGCGGAAACCGCGTCAAATTTACAGATACAGAAACCAATAAAACTTATTACATAGACATAATCAAGGAGACAAAATAATGTTAATATTAATATCTATATTAGGTTTATTTATAGGCTTTATTGTTGAGTGTTGCGCTAGTGGTGATAGTGTACGCGGGAATAGTGCTAATGTAAAAGTCCAAAAGATAGCTGGAGTTTTTATGGCTATTTTCTTTATTCTTTTTGTATATTCTGTTATACGAGAAGGTAATAGACAAGCCCGCCAAGACGAATACACATCTGTAACTATATCAGATAAGCAAGGCAATCTTATACATTCATATAGCGGAAATATCCATTATGAAGGTGAAGACCGCCTTAAAATCATAGATAAAGAAGGTAACACTATATACTACACCATTGGTGATGATGAAATATTTTATGGAGTACATTAATTATGGTTAATTCAATTATCCATATTATCCAAATAATCGTTATAGTATTGACATATACCATTCTTTGATTTTTTATAAAATTTTTGATATAATTTATATATAAAGAAAAGAAAGGGAAGAATAATGAAGCATTTTATTGATATTGAACATATTAGAATGTCAGGAGATAACGGTTTAGTTAAGACTAATACCGGTGCTTTTGAAGTGGGTGATGAAATCCAGATTACAGAGAAGTGGGATGGTTCTAACGCATCAGCTTATTGGGATGCGGAAGCGGGGGCTATGCATGCTTGCAGTAGAAAGCAGGACCTTAACCCTTCTAATACCTTAGGTGGATTCTATGATTTCATCATGACATTACCAGAGCCAGCAGTACATATGTTTAAGAAGCATCCTAACTTTATTGTGTTTGGTGAGTGGGGTAACAAGAACAAGATTGTTTACAACAAGGAGTTCTATAAGAGATGGTATGTCTATGACATTTATGATACAATGAAGGAAGAGTGGCTTCCGCAGAAGTCAGTCAAGATTTTTGCACATAAGGCAGGTCTTGAGTATATTCATGTGCTTTATGAAGGTCAGTTCATCTCTTGGGAGCATTGTATGACTTTCATGAACTCACCAATGTACGGTGATAGACAGGAGGGTATCGTTGTTAAGAATCAGACAAAGCTTAATGATGGTAATATTCGTCTGCCTAAATACCTAAAGATTGTCAACGATGACTTTAAGGAGACTATGAAGACTAAGGTAATTGACCTTGAGGCATTGGCGGAAAAGGAAAGACTTCAGAAGCTCACTGAGACTATTGTAACAAGAGTAAGAGTAGAAAAGAATATTCGCAAGGCTATTGACGAGGGTGTTTATCCTGCGGAATTGACGCCTGAGGATATGTCAATCGTGGCTAGGGACCTTCCGCACAGACTTTACAATGACTGTCTAAAGGAAGAGCCAGAAATTGTAGCCATGATACCAAATTTTGGTAAGTTTTGTGGTTCAACTACAATGAAGTTAGCAAAGAATATTATATTAGGAGAATAATGATAAGACCTATCTTGGTGATAGGTCTTTTTTTGATTTATTGAAAAAAATTTGATATAATTTATATATAAGAGAGAAAAAAAGGAGTGATAAATTATGACCATACTAAAAAAAGAAACTATTAGAAAAAATTGCAGATATTTAATAGGTGAACAATGTGTGGAACAATGCGGAGATAATGAGGATTTAACTGAAGAAGAGTTCAGGGCATTGGCTTGTTGTGGCTGGAATTACAAGGTATGCCCTTATTCACAGTATGTAGAAGGAGAAACATGAAAGCGATTGAATTAGCTCAGCGTATAATTAGTGATACAAATAATTATAATAAAGAAATAGAGATTAAGTATGATTTTGTTAATCCACATACTTTTCAACATGAAGATTTAGGTCTTTATTTAGATAAGGCTGATTCTGATGGTGATAAATACATTCTTAAATTACAAGATTCTATTTTTTAATAGTAGGAGAGATTGATTATGGTTACAGTAGTAGATAATAGAAAGAAAAATAAACAGACAAATTTTGGAAGTCTAGCAGTAGGGTGTATGTTTTTTATAGATGATGAAGATGAAGGCTTATTCTTAAAGGTAGCAGAACCAAATAAAGAGACTTATGCAGCATTTTCATTTTTAAATAAGTCATTGTGTTATCTTTGTGCTGATGACAGAGTTACTATGGTGGATTGCACGGTCGTGGTAGAGGAATAGATATGGAGTATAAAAATAAAGAAGTTAAATTTGGCGACCTTAAACAAGGACAAGGTTTTATGTTTAATGGTGCTTACTATATGAAAACAAATTTAATTGATATATCAAAAAAATTAAGTGAAATTGGTGATTTTTGTTTTTGTGAAGCTTATAACGCTGTTAATTTGGAGAAAGGCTATTTATGTTGGTTTCATAACGCCGACTGCGTTGATTTAGTAATATTTCCACTTGTTATGCGGGAACGGAATAGAAAAAAGGAGAATAATTATGTCAATAAAAAGAATTGATGTTATTAAAGAACAATTAAAGAACAGAGATATAAAGGGTATTTCAAACATTAAGGACTCTGGAAAAGGCTTAGTTGTAAACTATGGAAGCGGTGTGTCTACATATTACAAATGGGCGAACTTTACAGATGATAAAATCATAAATGATATTATCGCTAACTCTAAGGGATTAGGTAAGCCATTCACTCCACAGCGCGCAAAAATGGAGCTTATTAAGGCACTTTCCGCTAAGGGCTATGGTGGATACTTTGGTCCTATTGATGCTGTTACTGGTGATTACACTATTATTAAAAAGTCAACTGGTGAAAAGATGAAGTATAAAATCGATTTTAATTTAATTAAGAACCAGAAGCGACTTGAGATAGAGGTTAATGATATTATAACTTGCTTTACGTTTGGTTATGCTTTTTCTAACTATGATGAAATCTATGTAGATGTTACAAGAACTCCAATGTCAGCATATACATCTTACTTTGACCTTGCCTATATTAAAGTATGGGATGAAGAAGAGAAAAGATACTATTATATTTACTATTATCGTAAGACTAAGAATGGCGCTCGTATTTATCTTAGAAAAGATGAGGTAGATGGTCATGAGGTAGAGATTGCAGAAAAAATAAAAGATACTATGAAGGGTAAATATAATATTTCAAACTACAGGGGTAGAAAAAGTGAATTTTTAGTTCAGTCTGATATTGGCGAAAGTGCTACCTCTATCTTATATGAAAAGGATGCTGTTGAAGCACTCTTTGGCAAAAAGCCTATGGTAACTTTTGTTGATAATGGTGTTGTAATTAAAAGGGCTAATAATTAATTTAGCCCTTTAGATTGTGAGGAACGGAACTATGGAAAAATTTGATATTATAAGAAAAATCTTTGAAGATGAAAATGATGTTACCTTTAAAAAAGGAGATAAACTTAATGAGGTATTAGTTATTATAAATGATTGTCCGATAAAAAAGACTTTTTATTGTTATGATTATAATTTTGAAGAAACTATGAATAAACTAGAAAAATATATCAAAGACTGTAAAAAGCTAATAGGCAAAGATATTAATGAAACATTATCTTATAATGATGCAATAGAATATATAGAGTGGCAATCAATAATTCATTCAATAAAAATATATGGTACCTATGATAAAAATATAATTTTTAATAAACCTGATATTAAAGGTTATTTTATTATCAATATTAATGATATTATTTTAACAAAGAAATCAATAAATTGTTTTTTTGACAAAATGATTATGGATTTCGATAATGGAAATTATATAAAGGATTTTAATGCAATCTATATGGATACACCTAATAGCCCATTAAATGATAATTATTTATCATTAGACTATCCTGTAACAGCAGGGGTAAATAAAAAGTTTTATTATTATTGGGTTAAAGGTAATGGTCAAAAACGCTATATAACTAAAAGTGACTTTGATTATTTAAGACATCTTAAATTTATGGCAAATAAAGATATTGAGGATGTTCTTAGATACAATATAATGCACGGAATGTCAGGTAATTTTTCTATAACAAAGACTGAGGATGTCCCTCTAATGGATGGATGCACTGAATATCGAGTTACTTCAAATATAGGACATAGTGTAGGAAGTTTTATAGTTTTCTTGGAACAGTTTACAGATATATTTGGTAAGATTTATATAGAGGCTATTTCTAATAAAGAAGTCTACTTTTATGTAAAAAATTGATTTTATAAAAATTTTTTGTTATAATAAATTTGTAATAAAAAAGAAAGGAGAAAACTAAAATGTTAGCTTGGACAGGAGATTTACACGGAGACCTTTTTGACCTTAGGTCAAGAGTAGAGAACGTGGGATTTTTCAAAGAAGATGGACTAGATGTAGAAGAAGATTGTCTCCTCGTAGCAGGCGACTTTGGTTTTATCTGGTTTAATGAGGATAATTCTTTATATGAAAGACAACAGAAGGAGTTAGATGAAATTGCGGAATTGCCTATTACTATTGCTTTTGTTGATGGAAACCATGAGAACTTCCATGAGTTATTCAAGTACCCAATAGAAAAGTGGAATGGCGGAAAAGTGCATAGAATTCGTAAGAATATTGTGCATCTTATGAGAGGTGAGATTTTTAATATTCATGGTAAGAGTATCTTTGCTTTTGGCGGAGCGCCTTCACATGATATTAATGGTCTTGCTACAGATGAAGAATTAAGAGAGAACTATGCGGCGGGCGTAGTAGACCCAGGCGACAGTGAGACTATCTTTAAGTTGCGTAATGAGGGACTCTTTTACCGTACTAGAGGTATCGGTTGGTGGAAAGAGGAAATGCCTACACCAGCGGAAATGGCTCATGCTCTTGAGAATCTTGATGCGCATGATAACAAGGTAGATATTATCCTTACTCATGAAGCACCTATTCAGGATTTACATAGAGTAAGTAAGTATGCTATTGACCCAGGTGCGGACTGTCATAAATTATCAGAATTCTTAGGTAAGATTAAGAATAAGGTAGATTATGAGCATTGGTTCTTCGGTCATTATCACATGAACTGTCAGATTGATAATGCGGATGAAGTGGGTTATTGGAGCGTACATATCATATAATATATAAAGGCAGGTAATAGTATGAAAATTGTAGACATAAATGAAGATAGGATATTATTTGATAATGGTAATGTTATCGCCTATAGTGATTCAAGTTATATTACGCATGGTGATAGAGTATATGCGGACTTTGAAGCCATAAGTAAGAATGATATTAATTACGATTATGACTTTGATGAAGAATTAGAGTTCCGCTACATTGATGAACTTGGCTTTCTATTTGGTTGTTATGACCAAGATGGATTTGCGCATTTCATACTTGTCCCGTGTTATGTATGGTATGGATATTACAATACGTTTATTGATATACTGTATAATAATCAATTAGTATTAGAATGTGGCAACGTAAAAAGAACTTATGTATAATAAGTTCTTTTTTGATTTATTAAAAAAAATTTGTTATAATATTTATGTAAAGAAAAAGAAAGGAAAATAAATAAATGAAAGATATAACATTTAAGAACCTAACAGATGAACAGATTAATGCAATTAAAGTATTACTTGGTGGTGCTTGTGAGATAGAAGAGCAGAAGGAAGAAGAGAAAGAGGAAATTCCTTTTCCAAAAAAGGGGGATAAATTTTATTTCCTTCTTTCTGATGGAGAAATAGATTATGAATATTATAATCCAACATCTTATATTCACGCAGACCGTATATCTACGGGAAACTGTTTTAAAACAGAAGAGGAAGCAAAATTTGAAGTTGAAAGACTTAAAGTCATTCATGAAATGAAGAAGTTTGCAGAACCTGAAGATTTTGGATGGGATGGTATTAACTATCATGATTATCTTTATTACGACATCCTTTGTGATACAATTCTCATTGGTAGGTCTCGTTGTTCTAAATATACTGGTATTTTTTTCAAAACGAGAGATGATATTAAAGATTGTATTAAAGCAGTTGGTGAAGATAGAATTAAGAAATATTATTTTGGAATAAAGAAAGAGGATAAAGAATAATGTCAGATTATATACCACAAGAATTAGCATTAAAACTTAATTATACTGCGAATCAAATGCGCACAGAAATTTATAAATATGGAAAAACAATGTATCTTACAGAAGCATATAAAAAGGGCGTTGAAGATGCTTGGAAATATGCACAGATGGTATGTTGTAATATAGTGGATGGCGGATTGCCTTTAAAGGATTTAATTAGTATATTTGGAGATTTTGCAGCTACAGAAATTATAAAGCTACCTTTTGAAGAAGTCAAAGAAAAGATAGACGCATATGAAGTAAAAGAAGGAAGGTGTTATTAATGAAACAGGTTAAGTGTATTAGACCTAAGAAATTTGCCAATGGCTATCCTTGCGGGTTTACTGCCGGGGTAATCTATGATGTTGTTAATGGTAAGATTATTGATGACCAAGGACTACCTAGACCAGCGATGCTTACCGATACTATTGAAACAATAGAAGAAATCAAGAACTTTCGCGGGAAAGGCGATTGGGAGTGGATTGGCGTGTTTGAAGAGGTTAAACCGGCACCCGCAATCTCACCTTTTACATATAGTGTATAGGTGGTGATACCGTGCTAGAGTTTTTTGCCAATCTCTTTTCTCTTGTTTGTTGGTTAATTGTAGGTACTATACAACTATGTAATGAGCAGGATGCGGCAGCCATATTAGATTATGTATTTGCATTTATTAATATTGCAAATATTATTTATTTATATATAAAGAAAGGTAAAAAGAAAGACGATAAAGATAGATGTTCTACTTTCTACGAATACTAAATATGCTGACATCTTTCCTATTAAGGATAAGGATAATGTAAACAAGCTTTATAAAGAGTATTGTAAAGCTTTTCATCCAGATATATGTCAGCATGTTAATGCTACTAATGTACCTAATCCATTTCAGGACAATCTTAGATATGGTCTTCTTGATGTAGATGACCTTAACAAAAGAACAGATAAAGAGATGGAAAAGACAAGAACTGGTAAAGCGGCTAAGCATATTTGGAGCCAATCAAGACTTTTTGTAACTCATGTTAATGAATATGATAATCAGAAACTTATGCGTTTTGCAACATTTACAAGCACAACACAAACAAGAGAAGGAGTAATATAATGACAATTAAAGATTTATATGATTGGGCTGTTGAAAGAGGATGTGAAGACTTTACTATACAGGTAAGAGATTATGATGGTGAATTCACCCCTGATGGAGAGATTATCGAACCTGTTATAAACGAAGATGAATATATGCAAGTGAGGTTATATTCATGAAATACGCTTTTTCAATAACAGGTTTTATCACAGTTGAAGCAGATAATGTCGATGATGCATTTAATTTAGCTAGTGAATTGTTATGGTCATCAGAAGATGTGATACGCGATAAATGTGATACCGTAACAATAGAAGTAAGTGAATTATTTGATGAGGTAGAAGAATAATATGAATAAAGAAAAATATAGAGTAGATGGTGCGGGTTATTTCGCTCTTGCATTTGATGAAAAAGAAGATGAATACGGTTTAACTTTTATAGCAACTGACCATTTTGGTGATGAACCTCAAATAGCTGGAGGTTCAGAATCTCATTTTATGTTTGGTAAAGATTTTCTTAATCTTATTAAAAAGAAACCTTTATCAGTGTCAGTAAATGAAATAGATATGTATAATATATATATAGACCATTATGAAACTAATTTATCCCTCAACATAATAGAGGGTGGTGAAGCATTTTCATTTGGTGGCACAGATTATTTTGGAATAGATGAAAGAATGTTTTTAGAACTCTGTGAAGAAAATGAAGTTGTTGTAGAATACGCTTATGAGAAAGATTTAGAAAGGGCATGGTATGGAAAAGTACAGTATAAAGATTAATGATTATCCAGTGGAATATGGAGAAGTAGAGCTTGATGCTACAGTAACAGATGAAAGCAAGAGATACTATGATAAAGGATTTAAAGCGGGTATGGAAGAAGCTTGGGATTTGGCGGGTCAGTTACTTGACTTCCCTTGTTCTGATTTAGAAGATATTTTTTCTATAACTATTTCAGATGAAAGTGGAATTTTTGACGCGTTAACTGTAGAAGAAGCTAAAAAGGGTTTAGAAAAGTACAGAAGAAAACAGAAATGTAAGAGGTGTAACTGGTATGGAAGCCAAGACGCCCAGTGGCCTACCGGATGTCCATGTGATTCTTGTATAGATGGTCGTAACTTTACTGAGAAGACCTATCCAGAATATCATGTAGGTGATGAGATAGAAAATGATAAAACAGTATGTATTATTACACATATTGCTACTCAAACTAATGCAAGTGTTATATATTCAGACAAAGGAGAAACGGGCAACGGATATGTTGGGTATGTAAATCCTCGTGATTTTACTAAAACAGGAAAGACATATCCAGACATAGAAAAGATAATTAATGAGTTAGGGAGGTAAGAATGAATAAAAGCTATAGAGTTGATGGCAAAGGCTTTTTCTTTCTGGCAGTAAGGGGAGACCATACTGAAATTACTTTTGTAAGAGCCTTGACTTATGATACGCCAACTGAACGTACAGGACGCACATTAAAAGGACAAACCCATTTTGTTTCAGGAAAAGTCTTCCTTGATTCAGTATGCAATATGCCTTTTGAGGTAATGCGTGATAACATTATGCTTAGTAATATATACGTGAATCATTATGAGTCTAATCTTAATTTATTTTTAGAAAAAGGTAGAGATAATTATATGGCTTTTGGGCAGCCCACACAAAAACATGGCTTTGTAGTTAATGACGTTGAATTTAAAAAGATTTGTGAAATACATGATGTTGTAGTACAATATCGTGATTTAAGAGAAAGGAATTAGAAATGCAGAAATTTGTTTATTACGTTTGGATAATTGGTTATCTTATTGCAATATTAGCAACAGATTATAAGACAGAGAAGATAGCTTTTGCTATTTTAGTGGCGGGAGCCTCTATTGCACTTGAAATAAAAGAGTTAGGAGAGAAGAAATAATGGCAGATTTTGATAAAGAGTTAGAAACTATAAAGGAATTATTAACAAAAGTATATGAGAATGGATGTAAATTTGGAAAAAGAGAAAGTAGACAGGAGTCTTTTAATAGGGGTGAAGCATATAGACATAAGAAGTTAGAAGAAGAAGGTGCAGCTTTTAATGTAGGAGATAAAGTATGTACTACTACAAGTTATGATTGGGAAGGTATTAAAGTTTTTAATGTTGGAACAGTAGGTACTATTGTGGAAAGACATAAATCAGAGAAATATGACATTATGCTTTATAATGTTGAGGCGGATGATGGGGGTAGGATTAGCACTTATCTTTATGGAGCAGCAGACCTTGAACTTGTTAAACCTGTAAAAGCACCAGTAAAAGTAGGTTCAATAGTAAAGATAGTCAAAGAATATAATGACTATAATCCAAGTTGTCATCTTTTTGATAAAGGTACATTAGGTGTTATTATTAATATAGATGAACGCCTTCCAGAGAAATCAACTGATGGCAGATATAAATATAGCATTGAAGTTGATGGCATGACATTCTTTTATGATAGAGATGGTTTTGAAGTAATCACAAGGATTGAGGAGGATAAATAATGGAACCAATTATTAGCCCATGGAGTATTTATTTTGCTGATGTGTTACCATCGCTAGGTAGTATCGGTTTAGCTGTCGGCATTATTGCAAGCGCTGCCTTTCTAGTTCTAATAATCATTTGGGGTATTATGTCATTTGATAGCCCTTTGGATGAAAAAGATAATAAGACTTTTCAAAAGATGTTATTCAAAATATGTTTACCTATTCTATTAGTTGGATATTTAATTTTTGTTTTAATGCCTAGTAAGAAAACTATCTACACAATGATGGTTGTTAACCAGATTACACCTCATAACATCGAGATATTAGGGGACAGCGCTAAGGACGTAGTGGATTATATCACAGATGAAATAAAAGAATTAACAAAAGAAGAGGAATCAAAGGAGATAAAATAAATGAAGTTAGAGGTATTACAGGCGGAAATGGTTTCCGCTATGAAGAACAAGGATAGAGTCCGCAAGGAAACAATTTCAAGTATTATCCAGGCAGTACAGAAGTTTGGAATTGATAATAGATGTAAGGACAATGTAACTGAGGAGCAGATTGATGCGGTTATCCTAAAGGAGAAGAAGACTTGTCAAGAGATGATTGATACTTGTCCAGAGAGCCGTCCAGACATTCTGGAGAGTTATAAGGTAGTTATGGGTATCATTGACGAGTTCGCGCCTAAGCTAATGACAGATGAGGCGGAGATTAAATCATTCATCACTTCTCTTGGTATAGAACTAGCTAAGCCAAATAGAGGTAAGATTATGGGTGCGCTAAAGGGCAAGGCGGACATGAAGGTTGCTAACAAGATTGTAGCAAGTATGTTAGAGGGATAGAAATATCCCTCTTTTTTGATTTATTTAAAAAAATTTGTTATAATATTTATATAAAGAAAAAGAAAGATGAGGAATAAAGAATGAATTTTGAATTAGGTAAAGAATATATAGTTACTGTAACTGATAAGGGTATAGTACCTGTTGATGAATTTAATAGAGAAAGATTTTATGATAAAGATAATGATGATTTAGACTTTCTTACAGACGAAGAAAAAATAATCATTAAAAGCCAAGCATATAAGAAAGGTCTCAATGACGCTTGGGATTATGGCAAGAAAATTGTTATTGGTTGGGCTGATGGTGGTATACCATATGATAAGCTTAAAGAAATCTTTGGTACTACAAAATGTTATGAGATTTTTGAAAAATATACAATAGCTAAAGTTATAGATAAAATTAAAGCATATGAAAGAAAGAAAGATAATGGAACCTTCAAAGTTGGAGATGAAATTGTCTTTGAAAAGAATGGCATTTACCGCGAAGGAAAAATAGGAATTATTTATAAGGTTTTATATGACAGTGAAGATAACATTTATTATCTTATTAGATTTCCAGATGGTACTTTTGCTACTCATGATGGTTCAAACATTAAAAAGACGGGTAAAACATATCCATATTCTCCATATTGATTTATTAAAAATTTTTTGATATAATTAATATGTAAAGAAAAAGAAAGGGAAAGAAAAATGTTTAAGACAAATGGAGATTATATTACAAATAAATATCCGGATTATACTTGGATTGTAAGCCCTACATTGCTGCCTGATGCTCAGGGACGTAGACAGTATTATGTAGAGCCTAAAGGTGTGATTACCAACCTAGCTTTTGATTACAGATTTTGGGTTGCACCATTTAATGAAGAAGAGTGTAAAGAACAACTTGAAAAAAGAAAGGAAGATTAATATGCCAGTACATGATGATTTAGGAACAAGAATGAAAACCTATTATGAGGGTATTTCAAAAACAAAGCTTATGAGAAGAACACCAGTAGCTATCCGTATTGATGGCAAGGCGTTTCATACGTTTACTAAAGGACTAAAAAAGCCTTTTGATGATATACTAATCGAGGTTATGCAGGAGACTACCAAGTATCTCTGTAAGAATATCCAGGGATGTGTATTTGGCTATACCCAGTCTGATGAAATTACACTTATCCTTGTAGATTATGAGAAGTTAAATAGTTCTGCATGGTTTGATTATGAGGTGCAAAAACTTTGTTCAATATCAGCTTCAATGGCTACTATGATTTTCAATAGACTTTTTGAGAAAGCTTATCTTAAAAATTTTGGTGTTACATCTACTCCAGAGGATACGGCATATCTTGATACACTAGAGAAGTGTGTTAAGAAGGGAGCTATGTTTGATGCTAGATGCTTTAACATTCCTAAAGAGGAGGTTACTAACCTTGTATATTGGAGACAGTTAGATGCAGCAAGAAACTCTGTACAGATGGTAGGTAGAGCTTACTTCTCACATAAAGAGCTTGAGAACTGTAATTGTAATAAGATTCAAGATATGCTTCATGAGAAGTTTGGTATTAATTGGAATGACTTTCCTATTTATAAGAAGCGCGGAACCGCTGTTATCTACGAGGATGGAGAGTGGAAGATTGACCTTAACATGCCTATGCTCAAGGGTGAGGGCAGAAAGTATCTTGATAATAGAGTATTTATAGGAGAGTAATAATATGAATGATAATACTAAAACAACATTAACTTTTTGCGATTTACTAGCAGTAGCTTTCATAGTATTAAAGATAGTTGGTGTGATAAAATGGTCATGGTGGTGGGTACTATCACCAATCTGGATACCACTTGCGATTGCACTTGTCGTTATTATTATCATGCTAATAATCGCTAGTCGAGCTTCAAAATAAAAGTAAAAGAGCCTAGTAATTAGGCTCTTTTTTGATTTATTTAAAAAATTTTGTTATAATATTTATATAAACAAAGAAAGAAAGAGGAAAGATAAAATGGCAACAACAAATTACGTAAAGGAATTACTAAAAACAAATCCAGACTGGATTAACTTCCTTGAAGAAAAGAATATAGTAGTAAAACTAGATGGTAATTATGCTGTACTTAAATATGATATGATTAATTGCGACTTTACAGACCCTTATGTTAGAGAATGTAGAGGTCTTATCGTAGATAGAATTTCTCATGAAGTAATTTGCCGTGCTTTTGATAAGTTTGGTAACTATGGTGAATCATATGCTGACGAGATAGATTGGGCTTCCGCCAGAGTTCAGGAAAAGATAGATGGCTCTATTATGAAGCTTTGGTTCAACAAGAGAGAAAACAGATGGATAGTGTCTACAAATAACTGTTATGATGCTTATGAGGCGGAAAACGCTTATGGTATGAATTTTGGTTCAGAGTTTACTGGGGCATTAGCGGAACAGGTCCTAGACCTAGATGAGTGGGTAGATACTCTCGATAAGGATTGCACATACATCTTTGAGCTTGTATCACCACACAATAAGATAGTAGTACCATATTCAGAAAGAAAGGTATATCATATCGGTACAAGACGTGTAACAGATGCTAAGGAACTTAATGTCGACATTGGTGTTGAGAAGCCAAAAGAGTATGCACTTGATTCGCTAGAGTCATGCATTAAAGCAGCATCAGAGTTTAATGACCTTAACCATGAAGGTTTTGTTGTAGTAGATAAGAACTGGAACCGTGTAAAGGTTAAGTCACCTCTATATGTTGCCGCACATCATATAGCTTCTAATAATGTATTTACTCTTAAAATGGCGGTAGACCTTGTACTTACGGGAGAGGATGGAGAATATCTAACATATTTTCCAGAGCATAAGACAGAGATTGACAATGTTAAGAAAACTATGGAGAATGAAAAATTCAGTATCTATAAGACTATTGAATCACTCAGACTTATGCAAAAAATTAATCCTCTTACAAGAAAAGAATTTGCTCTTAAATTTAAGAATCATAAATACTTTTCATTTCTTATCAGAGGCGTATTTGATAATATTACAGAGCCAGTAATTACTAAAAACTATTGGAAGAAATATTTTGACATTTAAGAAAATTTTTGATATAATATTTATATAAAGGAGATATTATGGATAAGTTTTTAAAGAATTTAGGATTTAATGAAGATGGAATAACATATGTATATATAAAGCCTGATAGTTTTTTTATGAAATCACTTCTAAAAGAGGATGGGTTTAAGTTTCATCCTATCCTCTTATGGCATATAAATAAACCACCAGAGCTACCGGAAGGTGAGGAGATTACTTATGATGGTAAGCTGGCGGAAGTCAAGTGGACTGACATCTTTAATAAGGATGAGTATGGTAGATACTCACTTAAAGAGGGTGCGGAGGACCATGTGAAGTCCCTCATCGAGAAGCCCGCCATTAATGAAAACTCTCAACATCTATTTTCTGTTGGTGAAAAAATTGTTAAAGTTCCCATGACTCTCATCTCTATTGTTAAAATAAATACTATGTATGGAGATAGCTTTATACATAAATTTGATTTTAATGGTAATACATTGGAATGGTTTACGTCAACAGGTATTAAGGGTTGTGTAAATGCTAAGTATTTAGTAACCGCTATGGTGAAAGCACATACCGAGTATAATGGAGAGAAAATCACGGTAATTACTAGAGCAAAACTTGAAGATGGAGTTTTAGAATAGACAAAAAGGAGTCTTTATGACTCTTTTTTGATTTGTTAAAAAATTTTTGATATAATATTTATATAAAGAAAAAGAAAGAAAGGAAAAGAAAATTATGTTTAGTGCATTAGAATTAGCTTATATGACTTCAGATGAGATTGGAAGCCATATTGTAGATGAATTAGAGAAATTAAAAGATGAAAATATGACCTGGGATGAAGCAATCCTGGAGGCGACTGACGGAGAACCAGGGGTGATTAGTTCCCTTTTCCGCACAGACGTAAATAGAATTGAAGCTATGAGAAAGTATTTTAACTAATTAGGAGAGAAATGATGAATTTAATTGATAAACTTACAAAAGAAGATTTAGAGAACATTCAGAATTATAGAAAACTTTTCCAGGTTAATGGTGGTAGCTTCGCGGATGCTTTAACACCAGTAGAGTCTTTCTTACAGGATTGGAGTAAGTCAAAGGGTACTCTTTATAAAGCTTTAGGTAATTGTTTTAGAAAATCTATACCTTTTTCATATACTCTTTCGGATAGTGAAAAGGAAGGCAAATTATTAAAAATCATTGAAAAATATGATGACCTTAAATATGAGATTCTTGATTGCGTTGAAAAGGAATATAAGGAGCTTCTTGACACACATCTTACATCAAGTTTGGCAAAGAACGTAAATGTAGGAGGCTGGAGAGACCCTTCATTAGAGAATAAGATAGATGAGCTTATGTATTGTATGAAGAGTGTTGTTTGCTGTTGTTTCAACTATGATAGACTTCATCAGAATGAAATAAAGTTAGATTACATTTATTTCAAGTTAAATAAGAGAAAAGAGTTAAAAGAATATAGATTTTCATATAATATGAAGCCTTTTAGAGTTCTTAATACTATAATTGAAGCGTATATTACAGATGAAGAGAAGAGGAAAGAAATTTCTGAAAAGGTAGAACAGTATAGAATTGATATTAGTAAAGTCAATAACGAAGATAGAGCTAACACAGAAATTGTCTTTTCTATTCATCCTCTTGATTTTATGTCTATGAGCGATAATGATGTGAATAGTTGGCAGTCTTGCATGAACTGGCATGATAACGGATGCTATAGAGTAGGTACTGTTGAGATGATGACAAGCAATAACGTTATCTGTGCTTACATTCCTAATAAAACTCTTGATGCAAGAGACCTTTATAATAATATGTCTAAGAATGGCGGATATAGAAGACGTTATGATTGCTATGACTATATAAAAACTCAAGTTCCTTATTTTGATAAGAGTTGGCGTTGTCTTTTCTATGTAGAGAAGGATATTCTTTGCAGTGGTAAGTCTTATCCTTTTGCTAATTATGAAATGACTCAGCAGGTATTAAAGCTTCTTCACGATATAGTCGGAGAGAATCTTGGTTGGGAGTACAAGTATGGTATCCAGAAGTATCTTGATATGAAGCATATCTGGGATAGCAGTTTTGACCATATAAGAAAAGCTATAAAGAAAAAAACTACAACAGGTAAGTATATTATCTTTGAAACAAAGAAGATGTATAATGATATGTTCAATGCTAATTCTTATAGCTATTTCTGTTATCGCAATGCGCCTAAGCACGCCAAGATTGTGAGTGTTTCAGGCAAGGTTAGATGCGCTCATTGCGATAATCTTCTTAATGGAGACCCAGTAAAGTATAAAGATGAAGATTTATACGAAGATGATTACAATGATAGATATGGAGATACAGCATCATTTGTATGTAATGATTGCCGTAGTAATTTTAATGGCAAACTTTGTCGTATGTGCCACAATGTTACAACAAGTGTAAAGAGTAATATTAAGCTTCCTAGCGGTGAAACACTTTGTAGTGAGTGTATAAAGAATGTCATCACTTACTCAAATGAAGCTTATGATAAATTAATCAAGGCTTATCCTAATCTTGCAGGTTATGATAAGAGTGTCTTTGTGAAGTTAAAACATCATATAGATATGCTTCATGCAGCAGATTTAGTTTTTAAGAGCGATACATCTAAAGATAAAATAAGAGAGATATATGAAGATTTTAAATCTATAAATTTTAATGAAAAGCATATTTATAATACACAGGACATATTTAATTACTTTGATGAATTTATTAAGACACATCCGGAAGTTGTTGACATATATTACAGACCTATGCAAATCTTAAGAACAGAAACTGAAGAAGAGTGTTGGACTGAGCGTATAGAAGGTAACTTTAGTAGACTTCTTGGTTACAGAAGATGGAAGAAAAAAGCAGACTATAAGCGTGAGTTCGAGCCATGGAGCTATAAGAACTGGATACCAGGTGTAGTGGAGGAGTATAATGTATAGTATCCCAATGTTAAATGAGATTATCTCTTTTGTTGACAAAGTAAAGTCAACAGAAGAGGTTATCATACCTTATGAAAAATATATAAAGATGACAAAAGAGGAACGTAATTCATGTGCGGAAATCGTTGTCAAAATCACTTACAATCAAGTTAGAGCATTAGATAGAATATCATTAAAGGCTTTTGATGATGTAGAAATGTATATTTATGACATTCCAGTAGATACATCGAAGCAGAATTTAATGGAAACAATAGAGTTTCTTCAAACTAATGATAAGAAATATTTCTTTGCTCAACCTATATTTATGGTAATGAACCAAGAGCAAATGGAAAATATGCTTGAATTAGGTGTAAGTCAAGTATTTATTGGTGGAGAGTTCTGTTTTGATATTGATATGATTAAATATTATAGCGGAATTGTGAAACTTAGAATGATGCCTAATATCATTACAAGTAGTACAGTCTTTTATCGTAAAGAGAGTTTCTTAAACTTCTTTTGCAGACCAGAAGATATAGGAATTTATGAGCCTTATTGTACTATTCAGTTTTCAAGTGAAGATGTAACTAGAATACCTGTTCTATATGAGATTTATAAGGCGCGGAAATGGCTTGGAAAGATTGATTATGTAATTACAGGCATTACAGAAGATATTGATAATAATAAATTAACATTAAAGTTTGGTGAAGTTAGGTCTAGATGTTGTAGGAACAGATGTTACAAGTGTCATTTTTGTAGACACGCTGTATCACTTGCTTCAACTATTAGCGAACTCCCAATCTCTATTCAAAGAAAGGAGAAACCAATAGATGAAGATACAGCTTATGAAAAATCTGTGTTATTATACACAGAAAGACCTAAAGAAGATGCTGGCGAATCTGTATAGGAGCTATAAACCTATTAAATATGAAGTCTTAGAAACAGATGATTATATCTATGTAAAAGGTCCTGGTACATGCCCAGTATGTCTAGTTTGTCACCTAGATACAGTTTTTGAGAATACTTACACATACAGATACCACTATGGTAAACCAGTGCCTATTCCTAAAGACCCAGAACCTAGAAAGCTAGAGTGGATTGAGGATAAGGAGAAGAAAGTTCTCTGGAGTCCTGATGGTGCTGGATTTGATGATAGGGTAGGTGTGTATATTGCTCTGATGCTTATTGACATGGGTGCAGATGTATTATTCTGCACTGATGAAGAGGTAGGTTGTCTTGGTGCGCAGGTATTTTGCGAAGATTTTAAGAAGCTACCTAGTAATATAAAGTATTTTATTGAGTTAGATAGAGCTTATACTAACGATTGTGTATTCTATCTTTGCACAAATAAGAAGTTCCAAAAGTATGTTGAAACTTTTGGCTTTGTAACAGATATTGGAAGTTTTAGTGATATTTATTATCTTGGACCGCACTTTAATATAGCTTGTGTTAATTTAAGTGTAGGTTATTTTGACGAACATAATAAAACTGAACGTCTATATTATGAATACACAGATAGAACAATAGAAAGAGTAAGAGCAATGTTGGCGGAAGCTGGTGGTAGGAGAGTTCCATACTACAAACATGGACTGGTAAACGACGTATATAATGATTATAGCAAGTATTATGGTAGATACTCTTACTTTAATGATGAAGGTCCAGATGAAGAAGATGATTTTCTCAAGCCATAAATAAAAGGAAGTTAATACTTCCTTTTTTGATTTATTAAAAATTTTTTGTTATAATATTAATATAAAGAAAAAGAAAGGAAAAAGAAAAAATGAAGAAATATACAGTAAAAGCTTGGGATGGTATAATGGAGTGGAACGCAGAATATTATACTTTTGAAGCAGAAAATAAAGCTGAAGCTACTGAGATAGCTGACCTTTGGTTTAAAGAAGAATATTTACCAGAGACACTTCTTGATGACCAGTCTTATAGTGAATATCCGGATAGAGATGATTATGAGACAGAAGAAGAATATGAAGCAGCTGTCCAGGAAGCTGAAGAAGAGCTTGAATCAGAACTTTTTTGGGAATTTTGGGAGGATTAAACCATGAAACTAAAAAAGGTATTAAAATATATAGATAGTTATATTACTTGCAGAATTTGGGCTGGTGATAATCCTGACGATGAATTTAAGATAGTTTATGAGGGAACTACACTTAATATACCTAAAGAACTTAAAAAGAATTATCGTCTAATAAAAGCAAAAGAAAATGGCGGTGATGAAGCTATGTTCCCTATCGATGATGGAGCATTAAGAATTACAGTAATAAAGAAGGAGAAGAAAAATGGCAAAAGGCGCAACAAGTAAGGAAGCAGTAAAGGCAAAGATTCTTGAAGTATTTGAAGGCGCGTTTATTGCAGCAGATGGTAAGACTATTAGAATCCCTATGGTAGAGGATAATGAGGCTATAGAGATTAAAGTGGCTTTAACTGCGGCAAAGGACCTTGAGGGCTCAGGAGCTGTGACTGTGGAGGGTGAAGCACCCGTTCCCGCATCACCAGTAGTTCAGGAAGTTCCTTCACAGGAAGAGATTGATAATGCAAAGAAGATGCTAGAAAGACTTAACACATTTTAAGGAGTAGGCGGGAATGCACAGAGTAGAGTTTAAAGAATGGCAAGGTGGGAATGGAAGATGGTACTGCGGTGATACCGCAGAGTTTGGCAAGTCCCAGGCTTGCGAATGGTGGATTCCCGCCAAGATGATGGATAAACCATTAGATGAGTATGTAAAATGGTTTATAGAAACTTATGAGCCAGATGAATATGAATTTTTAGGAAATTTGTTCTTCTTTTGTTGGGCAAAAGAGCATTATTCAAAGTGCCATAAATTCGTATTAGATATTAACCGCCTCGCAAGGAAGAAAAATTTTATTTGCTAGGCTGGTCAGAGTTGTTCAAGAAAGTTTGAACAAAAAACATAGATAAATACTTCACAAAAATTTGATTTTTTGAAAAATTTTTGTTATAATTATTACATAATAAAAAAGAAAAGGAAAAATAAAGAAATGACAAAAAATGATATTCTCACTTCAAAGAAAGCAAGACTTGCTATTCTTGAAAGTAATAATAAAAATATTAAATCTCAGGGGGTTGTCAAGAAACTTCGTAGACAAATTAGAAACCTTGAGAGGTAGATTTACCTCCGTAGTTCAACTGGTTAGAATTACAGACTCTTAATCTGGGGGTTGTGGGTTCGAGTCCCACCGGGGGTACTATCTAGGGGTTTGGTGTAATGGTAGCATACACGGCTCCAACCCGTACGGTGAGGGTTCGAATCCTTCAACCCCTGTTTTTATGTCGGTAAGGTGTTATTGGTAGCATATCGGTCTTCCAAACCGAGGGAGCGGGTTCAAACCCCGTTACCGGCTCTTTGATTAAGATGCTAACGTAGTTCAGCTGGTTAGAATTCTCGTCTGATAAGCGAGCGGTCGGTGGTTCGAGTCCACCCGTTAGCACTGACTGCCCATAGTTTAATGGCGAGAATAACGGACTTTTAATCCGTAAGATGTGGGTTCGACTCCCGCTGGGCGGACTTAAATATGCAGGGATGCCTCAATTGGTACAGGACTGGACTTGAAATCCAGCAAGCCGGGCAACTGGTGTGAGGGTTCGAGTCCCTCTCCCTGCGTTAATCGAATGAAGCGGTACTCAAGCTGGTAAAGAGGACCCCCTGCTAAGGGGTTAGGTCGTGGAAACATGATGCGTGGGTTCAAATCCCACCCGCTCCGCTTATGGTGTTGGTAGCTCAATGGTAGAGCAGTGGGTTGTGAGTCCACCAGTTGTGAGTTCAAGTCTCTCCCTTCACCCTATAATAAAAATTGAAATTAAAAAAAATTTTTGTTATAATATTTATATAAACAAAAGAAATAAAGAAAAAACAAATCGGAGTGTATTGTCAATTTGGCTAGACGGCTGGCTTTGGTAAACAAATTATTATATTCTTCTAAAAGATGAAAAATGGTTTATACACAATCCACAGGCAACGTAACAGAATTGCTTTGCATAGCAAAATTTATTGAAATGGGATATGAAGTATCTATCCCATATGGAAATGGTGCTAAATACGATTTTATAGCAGATGTAAATGGTGAATTGTTAAAAATTCAATGTAAAACAGCAAGTATGGTTTATAAAAATGGTGTCTATGATGCAGATGCTTTTCAATTTTCTTGTATTTGCACAACAACAAATACGAAAGGTACTGTAAGACATAGTTATAATAATGAGCAAGTCGATTATTTCGCAACTTGTTGGAAAGATAAAGTATATTTGATACCAGTTGACGAATGTTCAACAAGTAAAACATTGAGATTAACACCACCATTGAATAAAGGTGTAACATATAATAAAGCACAAGATTATGAAATAGAAAAAAGAATTTCTTTTAATGAAGAATTGGTTCTTTCAAAAAAAGATTTCCTTGAAAGAAAAGAAAATAAAATTATTAAAGAATTTTTCTGTAGTAATTGTGGTAAAAAATTATATGGACAGACTAAAACAAATTTATGCCAAGAGTGTTGTAAAAAATCTTCACGCACCGTAGAAAGACCAACAAGAGAAGAATTAAAAAAGATGATAAGAGAGCAATCTTTTATATCTATCGGTTCTCATTACAATGTTACTGATAACACTATAAGAAAATGGTGTGACGCAGAAAATCTTCCAAGAAAGAAAACTGAAATTCAAAAATATACAGAGGAGGAATGGAAGAATATATAATAACATTGTTTACTGATGCCAGAGGTTCAGGGTTCAAATCCCTGCTCTCCGACTTATGCTTCCATCGTACAATGGTAGTACTCTTGACCTGTAATCAAGGTATGGCGGTTCGAGTCCGTCTGGAAGCTCTGTATGTGCGAGGTCTTGTCAACCAATCGCACGTATAAGGAATGAAGTTGACTACTTCATGAAGGCTTTAAGGCAATAGGCTTTAGAGTGTAGTTCCTCAGAGACCAAAGAATGCTGAGAATCGTACATAGGATAAATGAAGGATAAAAAATCCGCTGTGTGTTTCCATCTGATGAAAGAGGCAGGTGAGGACAAAGGAACTACGGTAGAGAGTGCACCTCTACCCATTAATATCTCCGGTAGGTCTACATGGCGTTGGACGCTCGCCTGTCTTGAAGAGTAAGTAGTAAAATCTTTTCAGAGAAAGGAGTTTATATGACAGATGTAATATTAAACCCTTCTCAAGTCGGATTAATAACTGAATATAAATGTCAACTATATTTAATTGAAAATGGTTTTAATGTATTATTACCAATCGGAAATTATCAAAAGTATGACTTAGTTATTGAGAAGGATGGAAAGTTTACTCGTATTCAAGTAAAACACGCTACCCCTCAAAACGGGGGTGAAAGTTTTGTAGTAAGAACTAAGTATGATGTTAGAAACGTTGAAAAATCTCAGCGTATCGAGCATCAAAAATATACAAAAGAAGATACTGATTATTTTATGACAGAGTATAATGGTCAGTATTATATCTTTCCAGTATTTGATACACAAGAAACAAAATTTTGGCTAAAAGAAGTTAGAAATAGCAATCAAAGAAAAGCAAGTGATTTTTTAGCTGAAAAGGTTTTACTGAATTTATGATTTAAGTCACGCGAGAAATCAGATGGGTTCGATTCCCATACCGGGGACTAAATAAAAGAGTATAAGTAGTTGGTCACACCGACCAGAGCGGTCCCGCAAGGAAATGGAAGCTGAGTCAAGGCTAGACTTGTCAGCGCACGCCCTGAATGTAGATTTGCTATACTCAAGTTAGCCACTATTATTAATTGAAAATTTAAAAAATTTTTGATATAATAAATACATAAAGAAAAGAGATAAATAATGACAAAAAAATTGCGAAATCTGTAATAAGCCTTTTGAAATAAAAAGCTATGGATATTCAAGAAAATATTGTTATGAATGTAGTCCTTCTTATATTACCTCGCAAGAAAGAAGCGCTTCAATAATAGTTTTAAGAAGAGCTATGAAAAAACGTGCCATAGAATTAAGAGGTGGAAAATGTGAGAAATGTGGCTATAATAAATGTATCGAAGCTTTACAATTCCATCATAGAAATCCAGAAGAAAAAAGTTTTGGTCTTTCTCAAAGCGGAAATACTCGTTCGTGGCAGGAATACTTAAATGAAGTTATGAAATGCGATTTGTTATGTGCTAATTGTCATGCAGAAGAGCATTATTTAGATAATTAATTTGGAGGTATCGCCAAGTGGCTTGGCACACGGCTGTTAACCGTGCTACGTAGGTTCAATTCCTACTGCCCCCGCTGATGAACAAAAAGGAGATAAACATATGAAACGAATACACATATCACTCTTAGATTACTTACACTAGGGTGGTAGCTCAGGGGTTAGAGCAGCGGTCTTATAAACCGTGTGTCGGGAGTTCGACTCTCCTCCACCCCACTAACAACAAGGAGAAAAAATATGAGAGAACGATTTAGCAAGGATAAAGCAGAAGTTGACTTTATCCAGCCTCTCAAGTAGTCTGGTGACTACACTCGGTTGAAGCCTGAGGTAGTTGGGTTCGATTCCCAGGCGAGGCAGAGGTTATGAATTTTTACAAGAAAGTTTGACCCACCAGGACAAAAGGAGTACAAACTGCTTGGGCTGACATCCTACTGTTCGGACGTAGTTTATACATAATAAAACACTTTGCGAAGCGCAAGTAAAAGAAGGATTGATTCCCGTCCGCCCTGTAAGCGGGAAGTTGAAGGTTCGACTCCTTCTTCCAGCTCTAGGCTAAGCTATTAGCCACTCTTGTGCGCATGTGAGGGGATTATCGAGGCGGCGTATGAGATAAAGTTCGAAAAAATACATGCTAATACATGTTAGCGATGGGGGCGATATTCGAATAGCTCTTTGATGCTTAGAACAAATAGCAAATGTCCGTGTAGTTTAATGGTAGAATGACAGCCTTCCAAGCTGTACACGTGGGTTCGATTCCCATCACGGGCTCTCATCTTAGTAGTTCAATGAATGGGAGAACGCCCTAGGATTAATAATCTGGGAGGTTGCAGGTTCGATTCCTGTCTAAGATGCGCGAGTTCAATTAACAAATACAGACCTCTCGGTTCGGTAAAAGAACTCTGGATACGTGGTTGAGCGACCTAAAGCTCATTATATGGCTTCTTCGTCTAAAGGTAAGGATGTAGCCCTTTCAAGGCTGAGATACACGGTTCAAGTCCGGTAGGAGCTGCTTTGGCTAGGCAATAGCTAATAACGATATAAGGTGGTTTAACAAGCGTAAATCCTTATATCCATGGGGCTGTAGGTTTAATGGGAGAATGCTTGACCTGCACTCAAGTGATGAGGGTTCGATTCCCTCCAGCTCCACTCTGTCATAGGTGGGTCGCATAGCGGCAATTGCGGCGGGCTGTAAACCCGCTGGCTTCGGTCTTCGTGAGTTCGAGTCTCACCCCGCCTACTTATGCTCGTATAGTTCAATGGATAGAACGAAGGGCTACGAACCCTTTAATGTAGGTTCGAGTCCTACTGCGAGTATTTTTATTGGCGGTTAGCTTAATTGGTAGAGCATCGGATTCTGATTCCGAGGGTTGTGGGTTCGAGTCCCACATCGCCTGCTCAATGCGGCGGTAGCCAAGTGGTAAGGCAACGGACTGCAACTCCGTGAGCGTGAGTTCGACTCTCACCCGCCGCTTTAATATATGCACCCATGGTGAAACTGGAAAACACGCGGGATTTAAGCTCCCGTGCAGTAATGCTTGTGGGTTCGACTCCCACTGGGTGTACTTTAAGGAGAAAGGGTATGGCAAACAAGAGAGTAAGAAAGAAATGGCTTAAAAAGAATGGTCGTTATGTGAATATTAAAGATACTTGGAGTTTAGATTGTACTTTTGCGGAATTCGCTATTCCAAGACTTAAATTATTCAAAAAGGTAAATGATGGATACCCTGGACATGGCGACGCAAATACTCCTGAAAAATGGGATGAAATCATTGATAAGATGATTAAAGCTTTTGAATTACATATCGAATCTGTTGAAGTAGCTAATAAATATTTTCTTCCAACTGGAGAATTTGATAAAACTAGATATGAAGAAGATATGTTAAAAGAAAAAGAAGGGCTTAAACTTTTTGTAGAATGGTTTGGAGCTTTATGGTGGTAAATAACAAAAATTGAAATTTTAAAAAATTTTTGTTATAATTTATATATAAACAAAAGAAAGAAAAAGAAAAATATACTCCGTTAGTTTAATGGAACAGAACAATGGATTTCTAATCCATCAATCAGGGTTCGACTCCCTGGCGGAGTAGTAAAACAAATTTGAAAATAAAAAAAATTTTTGTTATAATATTAATGTAAAGAAAAAACAAAAGATAAAGGTTAAATTTTGAAGTAATCGCGAAAAGGCTTCAAAAAGATTTCCGCTTTGTAGAAAAGTCTTTGAAGGACAAAGATAGTGAAATTCCTGAGATGCGCAACAAAAGCCAAGATAAAAAAGTAGGTCAGGACTTGGGAAAAGGAATGAAATCTTTTGTCTTTACAGAATCGGTGAATGGCGCAACTGGCAGACGCACGGGCTTTAGGTACCCGCTTCTGAGGGTTCGAATCCCTCTTCGCCGACTTATAACTTATATAGTAAATAGCAGAAGTTAAAAAACTATATAAGCTAATGATTCTAAAATGGTAGGGGATATCAGTCAGGCTATACTTTTCACCCCCATAACAAAGAAAAACAATGCCCCTCTACTACCGAGGTTAAGGTAGCATGGCTTGGTGGTCAAGCGGTCAAGACGCCTCACTCTCACTGAGGAAACCTGAGTTCGATTCTCGGTCAAGTCACTCTTAACAGAAATTTGAAATTAAGAAAAATTTTTGTTATAATATTAATGTAAAGTAATTAAGAGTTTTACAGAATAGTTCCTCTTCAAAAAACTAAATCCGTTTCAGTTAAGTTGCTGTGTAAGTTCCAGCTTTCGGTTCTGAGGTTTGATTGATAAACCTATAAAAACAAAGGAGCAAACTTCGTGGGTTGAAATTCCTTGCTGATGTTAAAACTAAAATAAAAATTGAATCGCCTAATCGTCTAGTAGTTAGGATGGCGCCCTCTCAAGGCGCAGACATCAGTGCAAATCTGGTTTAGGTGACTATAGCGGGTTGGAGGAGTGGTTCCTTGACGGGTTCATGCCCCGTAGACGTGGGTTCAAGTCCCACACCCGCCACTATCCCATTTGACTTTCAGAAAAATTTTTGTTATAATAAATATGTAATAAAAATTGAAAGTTGTGAACCTTGATAAAATAAATATCTAACCTATTGATAAACATAGTCCAACAACTATGGTAGGGTACATCAGATAATAAAGTTGTTTTTAGAAGGATACTTCAAAAAAATTGCTTTTACTCAATGGAAACTGAGAGTAACAAGGCTAGGCACCAAGTGTTAAGATGTAGCACTTTTATTATCATGGCATAGCGCAGAATGGTTATGGCTAGAACAATAAAAAGTACCTCGAAAGAGATACCTCTCCTAAAGAGCCTACAGGTGGTGCTGGGGTGCAACTTTAGGAAAAACCAATAATCTAGTTTGTCGTGAAACAGAGAAATCTGTGTATAACATAACTATGGAACTCCAAGTAGCAGAATGACAAGTCCCAATTTCTTGAATTAATAATTAGGTTATTATTAAAGAAAAACAAGTGAAAGTAACTGTGAAAGGTGCGGGTATATCAGTCCCGCATAGGCTTGGGTGTCTAACACCAGGGTGAAAAAGCCATAAGGTAGCTCCTTTTGGCTCACATTCATCTTCCTATTAGCGTAATAATGTTTGGTAGTGATAATAAAAGTAACTCGAAGGAGTATATATTTATTTTATCAAGGCTTACAACTTCGGTTGAAAGTCTAAGGGCAGGTTTCATGTCCTTTAAAAATAGCCTTAGTGATAAGGGTAAAGCATACGAAAAGGCAAAGTAGTGTGCGGCGACCGTGGTTCTCCTCGGATAGCTCGATGGAAAACTAATTAGCATACATCCTTTCCTACCTCTCAAGGTCAACTGATAAGAGAGCAGATTGGATGGGCATCATCACAGGTGGTGCTAGAAAAAGTAAGTCGCAGAAATGCGTAGATTGCTAATTACTCTTAGGTGTGAGTTCTACCGAACAAATGCTTAATTGACAACGGAAATCATCTTAAAGTGGAAACTAGGTGGTGAACAGAGAGTACGAACGATAGTAAGGGAGTACAGAATGGTGGTGACTAGTTGCCTTACTCAAAAGGTAGGGATGGTCAAACCTATGCCCCATCGTTCAGCCTTCAAATTTTTTACACATTCAATTGCCAGTGAATAATTAAATGTATAAACAAAATACAGATGATTTAAGCAAAAGTGTGTAGGACTTGGAAGTAGAAAAGCGTCTTATTCAACTGAAATATGTTGATGCGTGGAACTCGCAAGGTGAAGCGTAAATGATTACAAGTAGATGTAACCCTAACAGCCCGCAAGCTGTGTATCTCGCAAGGAAGGATATATTGAACGGAAAGTTATAATACTCCAAGTAAGATTTTGATAGTTTTCGCAAAACTATTGACGCTCTTGACTAGTGTAACAACACTGTGGTACTTGTTTCAAACGACAAGGAATGTCAAGGATGTAGGTCAAAAATCTCAGCCTACATAACCATCTTTATGGTAACTCGAAGAGGTCCGACTCCTCTTAGATGGTTTAGCCTTTAACTTTCAAGGTACAAATAAAGAAAGTCATTCAGTACCCTCTCTGTTGGGTAGTAAAAGAATAAACAGGGCTTTTACCTTTCTTTCAGACCTATGAAATTAAATGTTTCATAGGTCTTTTTTTGTGTTCTGTTGCCTTGGTGGTTTTGGATAGAAAATCAAGAA